AGGTGCGGCGGCGCGTCGGGGATTTCCGGGTCCGGGGTTGGCTCATCCGGGTTCATCCGGCATTTCTGCAGCGTCCCGCGAACCATTTTCAAATGCGTCGGCAACGGCTTACGTCCCGCCATATCCCGGTTGACCCCCTCCCCCCATTTTGCATGAACAAAAATCCACCTGCCCTATGCGGTCTTCCGGTGGCAGCACCAAACATTTGATCCCCCCCTCATCGTGTCACCGCACGCCCGCCGTTCTCCCGGACGGTCTTGCGGCTGTGGCAGGCATGACAGAGGGGTTGCAGGTTGCTCCGGTCATCCGTCCCGCCGTCGGCTCTGGCCACGATGTGGTCAACATCCGTCGCCGGCACGATGCGCCCGGCCTTGCGGCACTCCCGGCACAACGGTTCATCCATAAGGATCTGCGCCCGCAGCTTCCGCCACCGAGCCCCGTACCCGCGCCGGTATGCGCTCTCCCGCTGGCTGTCCTGCTCGGCCTTCCACTTCCTCGCCCGCGCTTCCGCCGCGTCCTTGTGCTTCGGGCAGTACCCGGACGGATCACGGGTAAGCTCATGGCATCCGGCATGGCGGCACACCTTGAGCGGTCTAGGGGGCATCGTCTTCCCCGCCCACGGCTTCATCCACCCGCCGCTCCACCTTCCGCTTGCTGCGAAGGAGCACCCGCCGCAACAGGTCCGGCACGGGGATGCCAAGCCGCTGCATGTGGGCAATGACGGATACGGCGTCCGTGATGATCAGGTAGGCAATGAAAAGGTTCAGCAACGGCATGTCGAACCCGCCAAAAGACCGGGAAAGGCTGGCGTTGACCACGCCGACAATCAGCAAGTAAAGGCAGTAGGCCGGGAACTTGAGCGCCCCGTGCGCCAGCATCCGGCAACGGAAATGCCTGCGCCGCACGGCGTCCGCCAGCCCAAAGGCAAAGTCGGCCACCAGCATGGCCCCAAGCATCCACAACAGATAGGCGTCCCCGCCGAACAGCGAGACGACGCCGGCGACGCACGAACCTATGACGGCCTTCTCAGGCCACAGGGCCAGCAGGCTTTGTGTGTAGTAGGCAAGCCCCTCCATCGGGGCGGGCGGCTGCATCATCATTCCTTCCCGGCTGCGGCCCGTATCGCCGCCTTGTCCGCATTGCACGCGCCGAGCGCCTGCCGCAGATCCAGCGCGTAGCCGAGCAGATCGGCATTCGTCACGCCGTTCCACAGGGGGGTGGGCGTTTCCGCCGTCAGGTACGCCGGGGCATCCTGCCGGATTATGACGGGCATGGTCGCCATCGGTTTACCTGAGCAGCCCGTCAACGGCAGGAGGCAGCACAGTGCCGCCCCAATCGCCAGTCTGCCTGTCATTCCGCATAGCCTCCCGCAGCTTCACGCGCTGCCGTTCCCGATCCTGTTCCAACGCCGCCAGCTTCCCTTCGCGTTCTTCAAGGCTTTCTTGAAGTTTGGCATGGGCCGCCGTCATGTCCTCGAGAGCGGCACGGTTTCGCTTTGCGCTTTCCTCCCATGTTACGGCGTCTTGCCGGGCAAGATCCCGCTGCTCCGTCACGATGAACGCAAACACGCCGAGAGCAAGGCAGGCCAAGGCAAAGACGGAGCAGGCGATGCGTTCGATATTCATCACCACTCCCGTTCCGGCCCCATATCGAGGTGCACGAAGTTCTCGTAGTCGCGGTGGCCGATGCCCCGGAACCCGCACTTACGGGCCAGCTTGATGAATGCCTCATGCCGCTCTTTCGGCATACGGACATCAAAGGCGAGGGTCAGATGCTGCGAATGCGCGACCCCGCCCACTTCCTTGTTGTGTCTGAAGCAGCGGTGACCGCAGTTGATGACGAGGGGCTCGCCCCACATGTCGCGGAGCCGCTGGAGCGCGTCCATGCTCGCCTCGTCCACGACGATCTCCCCGCAGCATTTGCAGGCGATCTCCTTCGGGGTGAAGTTCGGCCATTTCCCGGACCAACGAGCTTCGGTATAGTGCATGAAAAACGCTCCTGAGTTTGGTCAGGAGCGTAGCATGAAGAAGGGGGTGAAGCTCAAGGGTTTGTTGGACTGTTTCTCAGTTTACGCCAGTAGCCATGTCTCCCATCTGCGGATTCGACCCACACGTCCGTGTATTGACAGTGTTGGCAGCCGTAGAAACGCGTAACCATGGAGCCATGGCGACGCTTGCCATAACAACGCATCTCATTTCGTCCGCATATCGGACAGGGAGGGCATTTTCGGAGACGCCCCGGTCTGTTCTCGCTCTCGAACGGGCTCATGCTTCCCCCTTTCTCCCGACAAATCTGAGGACGTGTTTTCTCCGTGCTTGATCCTTTTCATACTCCGTCAGGCTGTGCCGCATCATCCGGCACACAATCAGGGCGTTTCCGGCGGTGGAAAGCACACTCAGTATGCTGTCGTCAACATCGCTGCCCTGTTCATCCACGAAAGACTGCGCCCCTTTCATGCACCGCAGGAAATAAGCCTCCAACTCGTCAAGGCTCATCTCCGGGAATCTATAGCCCTCATAGCCGACCATCCTGCGCCCCCCCATCACCGTCGTCATCAATCGTGGGAAACACCATCTTTTCGTCATACTCACACATAGCACGTCTCCTTTTTCGATTCACCATCGCGCGGCCCCTTTCTCTTTCAGGGGAGAATCCCCTCCCTCCCTTCAGGGGAGGAGGGGTTTACCCCTCCCCTGAAAGGGGAGACTCTTTTGCCGCTTTGCCACATTCATAAAATCAGCTACTTACGAAGTGGCAAACATTTTCTGCCGCTTCTCTTTTTTGCCACTTCTCAAAAATCTTTCAAATCAACATGTTATGAAGTGGCAAACCCTTTTTTGCCGCTTCTTGCCACTTTGCCGCTTCTCCTGTTGCCACTTCTTGCCACTTCTCTTTGCCACTTCTCCCGACCCTTTTTTACCGGGTCAGGCTCCGGTCGGATTGAAGTCGAACGGTCGCTCTTCCGGCGGATCGTAGTTCTCGCCCGGCACCAGATAAACGGTCTTCCTCCCCGACTCGTTCGCCGTCTCCCAGAGTTCCAGCCAACCCTCGAACAACGCCCGCTCAATGGCGTCGTCAAGCAATCTTCGTGACACACCCCATTCGGAATCATACACGCGAATGAAGGAGCGCCGAGTGATGTGGCGGCTTTCCTTCGCCAGATCCGCAACCTTGGCGCAGACGCGGGGCATAATGTCCGCTGGCGGGGCGATCCCTTCTTTCCGTGCGGGCGCCACCGGGTACAGGACGCCATTTTCCCCGCGGCGCAGGAAGAACATATCCCCTTGTGCCGCATAGTTGAGCTTACTGGCCTTGCCCGCCAGATACTCGCCGGGGCGCGGCATCGCCGGAAGATTGAGCCGCTTTTTCGCCACACCAGGAGGCAGAACCACCAGATTGCAGGCCCCGCGCATCCCGGCCACAATAGCCCCGGATCCGCGCACGGTGTCCACGTGCAGCGCTTCTTCCAGATTGAACTTATCGCCCCGTCCCGTGCCGTTCTTGACGCTATGGTGGACCACGATGATAGCCGCGCCGCTTTCCCTGCCGAGCTGGGCTAATTTGGAGCAAAAGAACTGCGCGGCCTCCTCGTTGCGCTCCACGTCCGCACCATGCAGGAGGTTGAGCGGATCCAGAATGACGGCGGCGAGATCCGGCATACGCCTGGCGGCGTCCAGCAGAGCATCGAAGGCTTCTGTGGTCGTCAGCCCCCGCGCCGGGTCGTCGCGCACCAGCCGCATGTCCTCACCAAGGCAAATCTGGATGTTGACCATGCGGTCGAAAGCATCCAATTCCTCGGCGCTAAGTTCCTGCCCCACCCGATGCGTACGCTGCCAGATAGGTTCCTCCGGATCTTCGCAGAGCAACACCAGCGTCCTGCCGCGCACGCCCGGCGTAAACGCCGGCCCGAGCAACGCCCGGCCCGTGGCCAGCGACGCCGCCAGCTGCAAGCTCATGGAGGTCTTGCCCGTGCCGCCCGCCCCACAGAGCACAAAGGGGCTACCCATGAGCACCATGTCCCTGAAGGCCCATTTCAATTCCGGAGGCGTCTGGCGAGTATAGCGGGCCGTGGGGTACGGTCCCTCAGTGTCGAGCCGAAATAGGAAGTGCCGGGTATCGCGCTCGCCGGACAGAAGCTGACGCCTCGCTTCCTCCACGCCATCGGCGCAGCAGAGATCGTTCCAGTCGGTAGGTTTGCCCGCAGGATTGACGAACGCAGGAAACAGGGCCACCGTATTCATCGCCCGGGCGCACTCCTCAGCGGCCTCACGCCCGGCATTCTTGTCCTTCCAGCGATCATCGTCCCCGCAAATGACAAGGGCGTCGCCGGGGTGGGCCTCTCTCCATGCCTGCGCCGCTGGAAGCAGGTTCCCGGCATCAAAGGCAACTACTGTCGTCCACCCCGTCGCCATGTGTATGCTCGCCGCAGTGGCGTAGCCTTCGCAGACGGCGACCTTCCCCGTGCCGGGGATGGTGAAGAACCGACCCTGCTTCGCCCCGCCAAAAAGAAAACTCTTTTCTCCGTCGGCATAAATTTCCTGCAAGGAACTCAGCGTTCCTTGTGCGTCACGCATCGGTACTAACAGCTTCCCGGCCAGGATCTTAAGGCCGAAGGACGGAACCTTCTTTCTGACGAGATAGGGATGGGTGACAGCCTCAGCGGCTCTCTCCCAGTCCCGTTCGGCCCGTTCCCGGGCCCGTGCGGCGTTCTCCGCTTTCTGGGCTTCTCTGACCCGTTTGGCCCGTGCCATTTTTTGAGCGAACTGCTCGCGTTCCGCCGATGTCATGGTGGACTGGCTCTTGCCCGACCACTTCCATTCTTCGCCCGTCTTCCAATTGCCGAACGCGCCTGCCGAAACGCCGTCGCCGTAAAAGACGTACCAGCCGGACTTCTTCCCCGGCCTGTCGTCCGCAACGGGACAGCGTTCCGGCATCGCCAGACCTGACGTGTCCGCGATTTCATCCGGCCTCAGCCCGGCATCAAACATTGCCTGGCGGAATCGTTCCACGGCGTCATACGCGGGCAATGGGGGGCGCACGGGTTCCTGCGTAATGACCGAGGCCGTATTGAAATCGAAATCAAACATGCCAGCACCTTGTCCTATACGCGCAAAAGCGGCAGGAAAAACAATCTTCGTCCGCTGCGCAGCGGGGAAGCAGTTCCCCCGCCTCACACGCCCGAATCACCGTCACGGCCCGGTCGGAAAGCTCCTGCGCCCTGCCAGGTTCAAAAGGGACGCTTTCATCGTATACTTCCATGGTGTCGGCGTTCATGGCGGTGAACAGGGTCGGATTTTCGGACAGGTTCAGGTATGCCATGTACAACTGCACCTGCGCGAAATATTCGGGATACGCCTTCTCCAACCCCTGCTTGTCCAGCTTGTTCCAGCCCTTGGAGCCAAGCACCTTGCACTCCCAGAGGCGCGGGTACGGCCCTTGTTCCTCAGGGCCGCCCACGAACACGCCATCACAATGCCCACGGATGCGCCCCTTTCCGGTGGAGAAGCCGAACTGGCGCCCGTCCACCCCAACCGTCCGCAGGACGAATCCAGCCATGCGCAGCCATTCCGCCATCCAGTCCTCGCCATGATGCCCGCGGTGGAAGATACGGTAGATGCGCCCTTCGAAAGGAACATCCTTTGGAGTATTGAAAAATTCGTATTGCAGCGCGCGCAGGCAGTGGTGGCCGATACGCGACGCTCCAAGATAATCGCGCGGCGCGTCTTTCTCCCGCTCCGCCCTTACGGCGGCGTCAATAAGCATTGAAATCCGGCGTCCCTTGAACCTGTGATTGAAATCCAGCCCCTGCGGCTCTTCCGGCTTGTGCATGAGATCAACCTCGTTAAAATACGCATGCCGTTTTCCGTGACACCGGCGGCATAACACAATGAGATCGCCGTCCCGTTCCTGAAAAAGGCGATCATACGAAAGATGGTGGACTTCCAACCGTTCAGCAGAGCCGCATTCCTGACAACGCCGCCCGGCAAGCCGGAGAGCTTTTTCCCGACGGGCTCCCCAGTGACCGGTCTTCAAGTACTGTTCGTAGGGAACGCGCCTAGCTTTTCGCCGTAACATTGCAGTAATGCAGGCAATAGAAAATCGAGACGCCGTACAGCGCGGACGGAATAGTGAACACTCCGGCTGCGTATAAGTCGGCGCGGCAGTGAACGGAGTCTTTGCCCACCCTTTGGCCGTATCGGCAAAAGAACATGGTTTCCCCCGTTCCGGGCAAAAGAGGCTCACCGTACGCTTCCAGCACACTTCTACACAGCAGATCCACCTCTTGCTTGGTGAACCCGCATACAGTTTTCTCCAAAAGCCCCGCCGAACCGAGCCGGGACGCAAGCAGCTCCAAATCAGGCATGAAGCACCTCCCGTTCAATGGCCTGCCTGTTCCAGAAAAAATTCAGGGTGCAGGCGGCGCTGTATTTGGTGAACGTGAACATATCCTCCTGCCCGTAGCCAAGCCGCTGCAGGAGTTCCCACTGCTTCGCCGTGGCCGCGTCGTTGAGCCAGCGCCGATTCTTCTTCGCCGCGTCGTCGCTTTCGTTCATGCGCAGAAAGTCGTCCGCGGCGGCCAACGCCTGCACCCGTTCCCCCACCATGATTCGCCGCAGAGCCCGCTCGTCCTTCAATCTGCCCAAGGCAAGCCACCGTTCTCCATCCGCAGAGCACACCGCTCCCCATGCCTCAAACCCGCTGGCCAGCATCACCCGACCGGAGCCGAACACGTCGCACCAACGGAACGGAGAAGCGGTCAGTATATCCACTTCCTCCATGACCACATTGGACACGACTTCCGGATCATCGGAACCGACTTCTCCAGGCGCGGCCCGCTCCGGCCCCTTGAACACATGGCCGCAAATCGGACATTCCATGACGCCGCAGGGGATTTCCGCACCGCATTCGGGACATGGTTTCTGCTTGTCCTCCATGCGCACTTTGCTTTCCAGATCCCGATGCGTCGTTAACGACCGCCCGAAATCCATGACGACGCAATCAGTCTTCACCACCCCCGGATAGCGGGCCGGATCCACGGTGCGCAGCCCGCGCCCAATCATCTGGAGCATGGTGGACTTGAATGAGCACGGGCGCAGCAGAACGACGCAGCTCACCGGCTGAGAGTCGTACCCCTCCGTCAGCACCGCGACGTTGACCAGAACCTGCACGTCGCCCTCGTCGAAACGCCGCAGCAGAGCGGCCCGCTCGAAAGATGACGTCTTGCCGCTCACGACCGCCGCATTCACGCCCTCGGCGCGAAAGGCTTCCGCCGCGTGTTCGGCATGACGCACAGTGGAGGCGAACACGATGGTCTTTCTATCCGATGCGAGCTTTTTCCACTCCCGCACCACGGCGGCATTGTGCACCTCCATATCCAACACGGCCTCGGCCTCGTTCATGTCGAATTCGCCGGAAGCGGTCTTGCGCAACGACGCCAACCGATCGTCCGTGCCTTCAAGCGTACAGACGAACGTCCGGGGCCGTACGAGGAAACCCATTGCGATGAGACTGTGCAGGGAAAGCTGATCGCAGCAATTGCTGAAGATATGGCGCAAACCTTTCCCGTCGCCCCGCGCGGGCGTGGCCGTGACCCCAAAAATCCGGCAGTCCGGGTTTTTATCCCGCACGGCGTCCACGACCTTGCGGTAGCTCGGGGCCACGGCGTGATGCGCCTCGTCGATGACGAGCAGATCCAGTTTGGGAATGGTGGACAGAGCCCTGTCCCGGCACAGCGTCTGCACCATGGCGAACGTGGCGTCCCCTTTCCAGTCTTTGATGTCGGCGTTGAACATCCCGACGCGGACGCGCGGGTTGACCTCCCGATATTTTTTCGCATTCTGGAAGGTCAACTCGTCACGGTGCTGGAGAATAAGCTGCTTTCCGCCGACACGTCCGGCGAGCGCCGACAGGAGCACCGTTTTGCCCGCGCCCGTCGGCGCCACCGCCAAGGTGTCGCCATGCTTTTTCAGCGCGGCGACAGCCTTGGAAACCATTTGTTCCTGGTACGGCCGCAAGATCATTTTTCTACCTCGCCCAAGCGGGAACGGGGGTAGGGGACGGAGCGGGTGCAGAAGGACGGGCGGGCTCCTGTTGCGCACTCCACCCGGAGCTGGAGGTCGCCTGCGGCTGGCTGTACTCCTTCATATCCGGCGTGATCACCGTATGGATACGGTTCTTGTCGGCATATTGCCCGGTCTTGTCCTTCTCGACGCCGAGCTTGGCAATGAACGTCAGCCCGCAAAAATCCTGCCAGCCGTCGATGCGGCGCGCGGCCTGTGCGGACTCTCCCATATCGTCGGGACGAATACCCCGTGCACTTTCCAGAATGGCGCGCAGAGTAGCCCGCGTGATGTTGCCGGCTGTGGATTCGCCGCGTTCATTCAGCTTGCCGCCGGAAACGATCAAAAACTGCCAAATCTTCCGCTTGGCGTACGGACCCTCGGAAACGACGAATTCACAGTCCAGCATCAGCGCGTCGGACGACTGCGATTGCTTGAACCAGCCTCCATCGCCGGCGCCACCGGGCCGGATGCTCATGGTCAACGGGACGATGGTGCCCGCGGGGATCGGGTCGAAACCAGAAGACTGCCTGTCGGCGCCGTTGAAATCGTAGCTCATGACTTATCCTTTCAGATTATAGGTGTAAGAAGAAATAGCCTTGCGTTCGCCCCGGTGGATTTTCTCCATCAGCCCGCCAAGGTGAGGCTGTTCGATCATGTCCAGTTTGCCGGACCGGTCTCCGGCCGGATAGTTCCACGGGTTGGGCCGGGAACAGACAAACGCCCTGTACGGCGCCCCGTCGTCCGTCCTCAATTCGGTCATGGTGACGACTTGATCCACAATGCCGGGGAGTTCCAGTCCGGTCTTGGCTCCCTCAATCTGCGGTTCGAAAAACTCACGGTTGAAGTCGTCCCGTTTGGCGTCCAGCAGGCCTACGAACCAGACGTTGCGCCCACGGATATACTGAAGCTGCGTCACCCAACGGATCATCTCCTTTCCGAGCAGTCCGTACGCCCCGCGGGAATCCGGCTTTCCCGTCTTCTCGCTGAAAGCTTCCGGCTGGCCCGATGCCCACTGGAAACACAGCCTCGAGGCCACGGTGATGGAGTCGATGAAGAGAGTCCGGTATTTTTCCGTCGTGGCGGGATCGCCATACTGCCCAAGCACATAATCGTAATGAGCCTGACTATACGGCTGGTCCGGACGCATGGCGGGGTTTGGCCCGCCGAGAAAACAGGCCACGTCCCGAGCCGTCTCCCAGTCCCGGATTTCGAGCGAGTCGCCGCCCCAGCCCCGTACGGACAGCCCGCCCGCCTCAAGGTCGAGGAACAGCGTCGTCTCCGGGTCAAGCGTCCACAAAAGGGAAGTCTTGCCGATCTTCGCCGGGCCGAAGATGACGCCCTTGATGCCGCCCTGCTCCTCCATCCGCTCATCGGCGGTAATGATGCGAAAACCGTTCATGGGTGCCCTCCTGCGTTTACGGACGACACCGGAGTGGCCCACAGATCCGGCCGGAGCAAATGGCGGCTGATGCCAAGCCCCCGCTCGTACCTGACGGCGTCCTCAGCCGAGATGGCGCGTGTCCCGTTACAGTGCCGCCACACGGTGGCATAAGCGATGCCCGTCCGCCTGGCGGCTTCCGCCGGGGTCAGCCCCATCTGATTGATGAGCAATGCGAGTGTGTTCATAAGTCAAGATTATTGACTATTGTCAAACTAAATGCAAGACAAAAATCTCTCTTAGTCAAATTGACATATGTCAATTGTTTCCATACAATTATCCCATGTACGCAGAAAAAATCCTCCACATTTTGAAAAATTACGTCGAACGCGAGTTCAACGGCAATGTAACGGCTGCCGGATCCTACTTTGGCATCAACCCGCACACGCTGCGCCGCTGGCTTCTCGGGGATCGCACACCTACGCTCAACGAACTGGGAAAAGCCCTTGATCTCATGGGAATTGACGTCCCGGAACATGGTGAACGTCTCGAGGGGTATGACATGGTTCCGAAGGTGACCGCACGGGCCGGAGCGGGTTCGTCCCTGATCACGTCCGACGAAGTACTCGGGTATTACGCCTTCCGCCGCGACTTCCTGAACCGCGTGGGCATCCACTCCAAGGAATCCGTCATGCTCGACGTCATAGGCAACAGCATGGAACCGCTCATCCGCCACAAGGACACCATACTCGTGGATCAGTCGGTCAAGGAACCGAGCGACGGCAAAATCTTTCTCGTTGGCCTCGGTGAGGAGCTTTTGGTCAAGCGTCTCCAGCGCACGGCCCGCGGCTGGCTTCTGCGCTCGGAAAACCGCGATTTCGCGGACGTAGCGGTGGAAGGTCCCGACCTTGAAGCTTTCCGTGTCTACGGACGGGTGCGGTGGTTTGGAAGGGTGCTATAGAAACAGTGCACCTCATGACAACACAATAAAAATAACTATTCAAAGAGATTACCACTATCGGCATCAGCGCCCGCAGTTGACAAAACTCCATTTCCATCTATTCTATTCAAAAAGGTACGCGTTACGAGGTGTCTGCTGTCAGAGTGGACTGCGTATTTGTTGTACCCCAAATGCCCCGCTTTTTTATACAAAAAGCCTTGGCTCTTTGTGGATAATAATTATCCACTAAGCCAAGGCTTTTTGTTTCATCTGCCATATTTCAAGTAATCGAATATCCGCACCAACCTATTCATATCCGATCTTTCATTGCTGTTTAGGTTGTCGTAAGCCCCCCTTTGGCGGAAAAAGTTTATCAGGTAGTTCTCTAACTCATCCACATCTATTTCAGATTCATTGAGATAAGGTATTTCGTATATAATTTTATGCGTATCATTATGGAATGTTTCAACAATTCCGTTAACACTTCTTGCAGGTATATGTTTTCTATTTCTATTTTTTTTATGTCTTCCATTAATTATATCATCAAAATTTGTACATCTACATTCTATACACTCTGGATAATTTCCCGCAGCTTCTTTTAGCAACATATTCAATGGTAATACATTATTAGCTCTATATAGGGACGGGAAAGCATATGTTAAAATATCATCGGCAGTAAACTCCAGATCATGCAGAACGACATGTTGATACCATTCTCTTGACGTCATTCCGGACAGCCCCTTTAAGGCAAACTCTGAAGACTTTCCAATTCCAAGTACAAGTTCTTCATCCCCTACCCTTTCGTCATCAATAGCAGCCACACGCATTCTAGCCGTAGGTTCATTAGTTAATGCAAAAGTGTAGAATTCTTGCTTGAACATACGAATAAGCTTGGCAGGAAGAGAAGCCCGCTTATCCCCAAGGGCTTCATAAATCGCCATAAAATTATCTGTTCTGATTCCAGTCATATGGATATGGTCATCACCGATTGCTACAGAATGTTCAAAAAGCTCCACATCCTCCTGTCCCCTTTTATGCTCAACATAAATAAAACGACTCTGAAGCTTTTCGAGATTTTTCTTTGATAAGCATTTTCCGAGATCTTCCAATATGATGCGGATATTGGGATCAGTCAAGGAATACCCCATAAATATGATAGGATATTCCATAAATATCGTCATGAGTTTTGCTGTAAGATAAGGGCTGAACTCCTTAAATTCTCTATAATCTTTGTCAGTAATAAGAATAGTGCTTGGATCGGTAACGGAACCATGTATTTTGTATATTTCCGCCCAACCCTGAAGTGCCGAAAAAATAAGTTCTTCTTGCCCTACAAAGGATTTATAGCCTTCCGTTTCCACCTCAAGAAGGCGATCATAATTCGTGGTAATGATACCAGCCAAACTACGGTTGGAAAGTTCCTTTAGTTTTGCCAACTCATCACGCATGTTCTCCACAGGAATTGAATGCTCATCAATATATTGGGCTATCTCCACCTTGAATGGTGACTGACCGTTCTTTACAAACGGCTTATAGTCATCTTTCACCTGTCTGAAAGATGGCTCCTCATACCAGCGTTTGTCAAAATCCTGCATGACAAGTCCTGCTACAACGGCAAGTCGAACTCCTTCTCTTCCGGAGTTGATGAGGCTTTCAGCCGTACTTGTATACTTGTTGAAGGCGAATTCATCACCACTTAATCTTTGGACAAAAATCTTCAAAAGCCCTTCCCAGTCGGGAAGATCGTAATATCTCCGTGAAAAACCAGACCCCACAAAGAGGAATGGCGTGGTACTGAAATCTTTTACCAACGAATGTAAATCCATGTTCAATCCCTCTTCTATAAGTTTTGTCTTAAAAACAGAGTATCCGTATACTTCAAATTTGAAAACTCCCCCAAGCCCTTCCACCGTGAGTGGCTTTTTCGTCCCCCGCCGCCTTGACTTTCCCACTACCCTATCGCCTTTTATTTGGCTTGACCTGCCCTTGTTACGTACATATATTTGTACAAAAATAGGAGATTGCCATGTCTCAGGCCATTACCTATTCCAAAGCCCGCCAGAACCTTGCAGACACTATGAACCGAGTCTGCGACCATCACGAAGCGGTCATCATCACCCGCCAGAAGTCGCCTTCCGTGGTCATGATGTCTCTGGAGGATTACAACAGCATCATGGAAACCGCCTATCTGTTGCGCTCGCCAGCCAATGCCTCTCGCCTGCGGGACTCTCTGAGCGCCGCCAATACCGGCGCAACTACGGCGCATGAGATGGTGGACTGATGCGGCTCACATGGACGCCGCAGGCGTGGGAAGACTATCTATACTGGCAACATATCGACAAGCGCACGGTAAAACGCATCAACGAACTTTTGCATGACGCGCTGTGTTCCCCTTTTAAAGGACTCGGCAAGCCGGAGCCGCTACGCTTCGATCTTGCCGGATGCTGGTCGCGCCGTATCAATCAGGAAGAGCGCCTCGCCTATAAACTGGATGAGCGAAGTGACACGTTGATCGTGTTGCAATGTCGGTATCATTATTAAACATTGAGTAAGTAAAATGAAAAATGAAACTATGTATCAGTATAGAAGTATTGATGTTTTTCAAAAAATTATCGAAAGTAAAAAACTACGCCTTACATCAGCCTATCACCAGAATGACAAAAAAGAATTGAAATTATTATTAGATTATATAGAGAAAAAAATAGATATTTTATACAAGGAAGACACTAAACAAACAAATATAAAGAGAATAAATAAAAATATTGTAATTGATTATTTTTTAAAAACAGATGTTTTTATATCTTGTTTTTCTAAAAAAGGAGATAAGCTTAGTCAATGGAGAGCATACGGTAACGATGGAAGAGGCATATCAATAGGATTTAAATTTAATTTAAAATACCATAATTTATTCTATGAAAAAGTTTGTTATGACAATGAAAGCTATATTGACAAAAATAAACATGATATCAATGTTATAATTAATGATATATATAAAAATTTTTCTAAACCAACAATATTAGAATCATATTACATAAATATAATAAATATAATAAAAGAAGCATCGCTATTAAAACACAATGGATTCATAGAGGAAGAAGAATCAAGAATAGTATTTATACCGCTAGGTATTAAAAGTATGAAATACGGAACAAGTATTAATAAAATAATAAATGATACATACAAAAATGATATAAATAATTACAAAAATTGTACATGGGCTGACGAAGAACATAGTGATACATATCAAGAAATAGGAGATTTGAAATTCTATGCAACTCAAGATAATTTAATTCCATATTTTGAATTTAAGTACCTAGAAGAATCTATCCATGAAATTATACTAGGACCATGTTGTACAATAAAAGAAGATGAACTTAAATATTTTCTTGTGCACAATGGATTCAATCTAGACAAGATAACTGTATCCAGATCTTCTATTCCATATTGCAGTTGATATTTACCCTTGACATTACCCCATTTTTGTGGCGTTGTCTGGTTACGGTGCTCGTAACACCTTTTCCCGTAGGCGGACAACGCCACCCGATAGTATGGCTCTTTTTGTGCCTTTTTGACAAAGTCAAGATTCTTTTTGACTTTGGTTTCCTGCTATACTTGCATCCTCTTGATGCCGGGTGTCCCTGATATGTCCAAGCGTAAGCTAAAGGCAGGGAGCCGCACCTACGGGCGGTTACGAACACCCGGCATTCGCTATTCGTAGGCGATGCCAACTCTTTTTTATCCGTAGGAGTTGCATCATGTCACAAGCCCTCTGCTTCAATGAGTTCACCTTCTCCCCCGTCACCCGCGACAACCAGCCTTGGTTCAAGTCTTCTGAACTTGCCCGTGCCTTGGGATATTCTTCCGAAAAGGCGGTTGCCAATATTTACCGCCGCAATGAAGATGAATTTTCCAATGATATGAGCGTGGTCATCAATTCGAGTACCACGGGAATTCCCGTCATGACCCGCATCTTCTCCCTCCGCGGCTGCCACCTCCTCGCCATGTTCGCCCGGACACCCGTCGCCAAGGCGTTCCGCAAGTGGGTTCTCGACGTCATCGAACGGTACGGCGACAGGGTGCCCGTCGATGCCCAGACGCCACCCACAGGCACCCTCTCCCGCATCTCCTCCCGCACCATCGCCGGAGAGCTGCATAAGCGCCACTCCACCGTGCTCGACGCCATAAGCCGCGCCGCCGCCGTCTGCCCGCAACGGGACGCTTTCGTCAGGGGGAACTATGTAGACGCCAAGGGCCAGCGCTGCCCGCAGTATATGGTTTCCCGCGAGGGGATCATCTTCCTCTCCCAGAGCTACGCTGCCCGCCAGACGGACGCATGGCGGAACATTCTGGACACCCTGTCCACCGTGCCGGAAGTCGTCACCCGCCGCCCCGTTCCCCAAAGGCTCCCCGGCCTCCCCGCCACGGAACGCCTGTTCGCCGACATCGAAAAAGCCCTCTTCGCCCTCGACGGTACTGAAAACTGGACGCATATCACCGTGCGCAGGGAACTGAGCGGCATCGGCTCGGTTCCGTTTGAAGTCGAGAAGGCCATCAAACACCACATCAACGCCGCCTGGTACAGCCTCGGGCTGGCGCAGTCATCGCTCCAGGCCGCGCTCGCACTGCGCAAGCTCGCATAACCGTTAAAACGAAAGGGCCGATACCTTCCGGTTTCAGGCCCTTTCGTTTGTGCTGTTTGTCAATATTGCAAGGTGAGGATTCTGTGTAATTTTTCTTTTTGTCAATTTTTACTTGCTTTTAATTTTGACATTTGGCAATATTGATTTTGCCAAACGGCACGAGTCGAAAAGTACGCGTCCCCGGACCGGAATAGTAGCCTTGAAGTGCCGCAAACGCAGCCTCAACAAGTACCAAGCACGGCAAGCCGCAAGCCCACGGGAGCGGGAAAGCAAGCGACGGCAGGGAATGAGGTCAGGGATTGACGATTTTCACCACTCAAGCAAAGGACAGCCGCCATGCACAAAAGCACTCTGGAAACCCATTCCCTTGACGGAGCAAGCCGGATCGTGACGATGGCCGAACGGCTCGCTGATGAAGAGATGGATGCGCTAAAAATGGAAAAGCCCAATGCCATCCCAGGAGAATCCCCTGCATGGAATGTCGCCTATGCCGCTGGCAACGAAGCGCGCCGGATCGCGAACCTGCAAAAAGCGGCGGCGGATACTGTATCCATGCGGCGGGACGAACTGGAAGGAGCCCTTTCCCCTCTGGTATCGTTCAAAAGCATCATGCACGCAGCTGGCCAATGTTCAACCGACGTCGACGCCGGAGATGTCGCGGACGTGATGGATGCTCTGCTCATGAATACCTTCCACCGGGTCGGCGTTCCCGGTGTCATGGGGCTGTAATTGGAGTTCATGCCCTCTTTTACCTTCACAAGACGGAGCGTGCATGAGCTTGCTTCATCTGGAGACGACTTGATATGGCAGAAGATCGCCTTTTGAAGCTCAAGGATTTCATCGGTCGTGTAGGCGTGGTTTCCTCAACGTGGCGGAAGTGGTCACAGGAAGGAAGGGCACCGCAATCCCAAAAGAAGGGGCGGTGCCGGTTCTGGAGGGAATCTGACATCAACGCTTTTATTGCGGGGAAGTGGAAGCCAACCCAACGAGAAAATCAGACCAAGCCTGCATCATTTGGCGGCGCTCGGTAATGTACTCCGCCCGGTTGTACGCTGCACGCACCTTGTTTTCTTCAACATGCGAAAGCTGGCGCTCGATGACATCCGGGCGCCAGCCCATTTCATTCAGAAGGCTTGAAGCCATCGCCCGAAAACCGTGCGCCACATGGATGCCGTCAAAGCCCAAACTCTTGAGTGCTGCGTTGAGCGTGTTCTCAGAAATGGGCACATCCTTTCTCGCCCGCATCGACGGGAACAGGTACTCCCGATGACCTGTGATCTCATGCAGCTCCTCCAGAATCTCCAATACCTGCCTTGACAAGGGAACCCAGTGTTCCCGCTTCATCTTCATGCGCTCTGCGGGAATCACCCAGAGCGCACCCGCCATATCGAACTCCGGCCACTTCGCCCACCGCAACTCGCCGGGGCGTACGAAGGTCAGAGCCTGCACACGCAACGCCAATCGGACAACAGCCGATCCTTTATAATGATGGATCGCCCGCATCACTGCCGTTGCGCCATCCCGATCCACCAATGCCGGAAAATGCCCCTCTTCCCGTGGCGCAAGTGCTCCCCTAAGGTCCCGACAGGGGTCACTGGGGATAAGTGCCGAAGCGACTCCATATCGAAAAACCTGCGAGCAGATCGCGAGTGTCCTGCGGGCCGCCTCCAAAGCTCCCCTCTTTTCAATCGCCTTGATCACGCTCAGGACTTCAATCGGGGTAATGTCCTTCAAAGGGACATTGCCAAGTTCCGGATAAATGTAGCTTCTCAGCCTTTGCTCGACCGTTTCCGTATGACGCGGAGCCCATGTTGCCCGATGAAGCGCAACCCATTCGTCGGCTATGTGCTGAAAGGTTTTCTCCGCATATGCAGTCTTGTTTTTTATGACGCTGGGGTCCCGGCCCGCCGCAACCTGCCTTCGGGCTTCATCACGTTTTTCCCGCGCATCCTTTAAACCAATCTCGGGATAGATACCGAGGCTGATCCGTTTTTCTTTGCCGTTTATCCTGTATTTGAACCGCCACCGCTTGCTGCCGTTCGGCGGGACTTCAATGTACAACCCTTCGGCATCATAAATCTTGTAGACCTTATCCGTGGGCTTGGCTGCTTTGATCCGCGTATCTGTCAGAGGCATTGGGGCAACTCCATGGGTATAGTAGATAGTTGCCCCTATTGTTGCCCCAAAAAAATCGCGGCTGTCAACTTCACTCAACGGCATTCGGCAACACGAAAAAAGCCCCTGAAAGGGGCAAAAAAGAAGTGCCGCCAAGCACTTAATGATGCTTGGCGGCACTTGAAATTACTTCTAATGGCGGAGAGGGGGAGATTCGAACTCCCGGTACCTTTTGAGTACACACGATTTCCAATCTTGTGCATGGGTATCTATACATACGCATTTAGCTAAAAACAAAGGATATTACGGTACAAACTGGTATACACCAAACATCTACACAAAGTAAATCACGCATAGAATCACGTATAGAAAATCCCCCTCTCATAATATGCCTCATCAGGGGCAGAACATGGGAGGGGGATTTTTTGTGTCTTCAATCCGGCTTTTTCGCCACGAATCGGATCTCATCCCGGTGCTCAGGCAGCCACCTGCATTTGTTCAGGCACCACCACGGCGTGATGATGAACCGACCATCGGCTTTTGCCTTTCTGTCGGGATGTGCCCCCGACACGGCACAATCCAGAGAACACAGCATCAGGGCTTGAACGCGCTCACCGTGTGGGCAACGCAAGTTTTCCTCTTCTTCGGGCATGGGTAGTGGCATGACCTTCCTCCTTGTTTCTAAAGAGTCTAGCCATGCCTACGATTTTTGCAAATCACGGCTCTACAGGCCACGGACACGCCGGATCATCCGGCCCATTCCACGGAAATCCCGGCTGTTGCGGCAAATCGCGGAGCGCTTGCCGATAGACCTTGATCTCTTCAAGCTTGTCAGTATCAAGAGGATAGTCCAGCATGACAAGGTAATCGGTTGCGGTAATGCGCCTATCACGCTCGGCGCGTACGCTAGCCGCGAGTTCTTCGGTCGTCGGTATGGGCGGCGTGTACGGCTGTTCCTCAGTCACGCATTCGGGATGCGCCTCGGCGTAGGCGAACACGGCGTCCCATTCCTCCGCGAACTCGGCGGCATAGGGATAGACGTGGTATAGTTTCCCGTTCTTTGTAATAACGTATGAATCGTCAACGGTTCGGTGGATAATATGCGAAAAATCAATCATTTTACCCTCTTTTTATGCAACACGAGCACAAAGCCCGGCGACCATGTAGTCTGTGGGTGCGTTCTGGATGACTGTGCCCCCGGCAGTATTGGGGTAGTGCTTCACAGCGCCTTTGCCGCCACTGTCGTTGAAGCAGATACACACGACATTATATGTACCACCGGACGGCACGGTGATTTGCGGACCTGAGAGATTGACGACCCATTGCACGGCTGGAGCGGCTATCAGAGCTGACCCTGCGCTGTTTGCATAGTTTGCAGTATCAGCGTTCCCAGCAGTATCTGCCTTTCCGTGAACCGCCCTACCGTCAAGATAGAGTTCTCCGGTGTCCGGAGAGTAACGCATAGCATAGCCAGCATTGGAGACATTTCCGGAAAAGACTATCAGTCTAACATTATCAGCAAATAACCGACTAATTCTGACATCGCTCGTCAAGACTAAATCGTGTGACGACAACGTATACCGCATTCCGTCTTCTGAGACGTAAACGCCAAGCGAAGAGATCAACCCGTTACTGTTTCGAGCATACATCTGAGAAACTTTAAGGTTCCCCGTACTATGTACAAAATCATGGCCTCCCATGATATTGCCATTTTTATCGAGATTGTACAGCCCAAGTTCTTGCTCCGTAGCTGGCGCAGTCCCGATGGTATCAAGCATATTCTTGATCGAAAGATTGCCGGTCACCGTCCCGCCGGACAGGGGCAATTTGGACTGTGCGGCATCGTATGCAGTCTTGACAGCAGTTGCCGATGCAGCCGTCGTCGAATCTGTCGAGCTCACGCTGTCGGTCAGCTTCGCCGCGAGAGTCACGTCAGCGGAGAGCGGCCCGCCGCCAGTGAGCCCCGTTCCGGCGATGACCCGCCGCGAATCTGGAACAAAGTCGCCGGAGACAAAAGATGCAAGCGAAACCCAGTACGCGCGGTTTGCTTGCTGTGCAGGGTCTTTTGCTCCAGTTCCCGATACATCTGGCCCGGAAGGTTGCAACGCGATGTACTCGACATCATCACTTCCTTTAACATGAGAGCCTGCGATATAGTTCAGCGTAGCTTGCCACGGGTAGACGCATCCGGATTGTTGGAAAAAGGCGTGTTGACCAAGCAAGTTGAAAAGCGCGTTCATCCACGCTCTTTCAACCATGACGCCGCCCGCGTCCGGGTCGACCTGCGTGATGAACGGAAAGAGATCCCGGAAAGAAGGAATACCTTGACCTGTCGGGGTCGTCTCAGGGATCTGCACGGTATCCGCTGCATATCCCAAGACGTTGGGCATGATGCTAGGAGTCGAGGGAATAGGCATCTACAGGGCCTCCATACGGCTGAAAAACGCCGTTGTTGAAATTCTGACCGCCGGATCCGGCGAAACCGAAGGTATGTTTCGGGATGACTTGATAGACGTCATAGCCGACGCCCGCAGGCTTTGGGGGAACGTCATCGCGCAGGAGAAGCGCACGCTCGTATGGCTGGAGCTTGAAGCCGATAACGTAGCGTATTTTCATCGTTCCGACATGCACGACGGCAATATGACCGCGATCCGAGAAAAGCCAATGAACGATCTTGTTCAAATCTAGGAGGCTGCCGTCGGTGATGTTCGAAGCTGCTTTCATCCAGATCAAAAGATGATATGCGTTATCTTGAAGTATGAACGTGTTCGATTTGCTCTCATATGCAAACGGGCCGTGCCCGAAGTTGCTGAGGTTTGCCCCCGCAAAACCGAACGGTTTGATGCCCGTTGCATCCACTGAAATCGTGCGCGGAATGGCAACGATGTGCCCCCACACGTCAAGCCCCCATCCGACCGCCGTTTCAGGGTCAAAGACGGCCTCATAGAACGCCGCAATATCAGCCGTGGGCTCAATGGCGGTATTCATCGATTCGATGAGCGCCAGCAACCGTTCAGAGTTGTCGTACTGCGAAAGTATCGTTTCGCGCCAGTTATCCACGGCCTGGCCTCGCCTCAAAAATGTTCACCGTGACGTTGTCGGAGACGAGCGTGGGGGCTTCATCTATATTAATGGTGATGTAGTCGCCCCACGTTGGCGAACCTTCACCGACGGGCGCCGCGATTTCGATACTCACCAAGTCGGTGACGCCCGTTCCGAGCACGGCGGAATAAAAGCGGCTTGCATACACCGTATCCCCGATATGAACGCGCTGGCCCGTATTTCCGCAGGCATCAGCGGTTTCTCCGTAGAATTCGGCGACAACGGCGGTTTTGATGAGTTCTTCGACGTTGCTCGGCATTGAGGCATTTTTGCGGATAGTCACCTGAATGCCCACCGGGAGCGATTCCGGGCGCTCAAAGAGTACCGTCTCGACCGCTCCGGTTACCGGATCGGTCACAGTGACGCTGGTGTTGCCGTTGTAATCACATCCGGCTGAACAACGGGCGTAAATGGCCTCAGCAATATCACTATCCGTCGCGCTGCCGACGACCGCCACATAGATTGAGTGCGGCTTGAGCGTAACGCCCTGCACTTCAAGCGGCGCGCTGGTTTTGTTCTCGCGCACACAGACATCAAGCACGCCATCCAGATCGCCGACGTTGGCATAGACGGCGGCGGCGACGCTCCGGGCGTTCTTCGCGACGCTGGCGTAGCGCCGGGACTCGAACGCGGCCCGGCTCTCGACGTTTTGTCCGGTGATCCCATCGGCGTTTGTGATCGTATCCCACCCGGGGATGGTACGTACAATCGTAGTCACGGTTCCCTGCCGGATTTCAATCGGCCCCGGAACCTGACAGGCGAACTCCAAAACGATGCTGCCGGACTGCGGGATCGTGCCTCCTGTCTGGCAGATCAAAACATTCCCGTCCGCATCTTTCGCGAGCGCCGGGGCGTCGCTGCCGATGCCGGGAATGACTGTACCGGGAAGCCCCGTACAGACACACGGAACAACTGTGGAGCGTGCAGGCTGCCTGGTCAGGAAGTAGATTTTGGCGAGCGCGTCTTGATAGATACCCTCCGCAGTCTCGGGGTTGAACATATTCGCGAGGAACAAAAGTTGGCTGTTCTTGTCCTGCACGATAGCCGTTTCTGAGGCAATGAGCTGTCCCTGCGGCGTAGCCGGATCCGGGTTCAGCCGATTGTCGAATGCCGCCTGCCAATTCGTTTCGACAGTGTCCCGAACGGTCGCGGTATCGGGGACGACCGGGCCGTTTTCGGTAAAATCGATGCTAGACTGCGACATCTGCGGTTTCCCCCGTTTCCGTGGTGATGCGGATCGTCCCGCTCAAGATGCGTTTTTCAAGCCGAGAAAGCTGCGTATCAGCCTGCGCTACGCCGGGGACTTCAAGCGCACGGGCATTCGAGCGCGCCCGCACGAGCTCGGCGGGAGGGAGGGAACCAAGCTCGCGCATGAAGTACGGGATTCCGTCTTGCTGCGCGTAGTACGGTTCTCCTTGGAATGTGTGTACATACGATGCGACATCCTGCACGATGCGCATAGTCCCCCCTGCCGAAGCAAGATTGCCCCCTACGGAGAGCGTCAAATCCCACTGTCCATTAAGACGTAATGATAGGAGCCCCGAATCTACCACTTCGGCAGTTGCTTGCACTTCATCACGAATATTAGACAGCGCGCGGATATTCAGAACCGCTCGGAAATTCATAAAGCCCCTTCTTCCGCTTTTACAGATTCGGCAAGCCGAGCCTGCGCAGCGGCGACAAGCGTCGCTATGTCCCGCCATTCTCCATCGCCACAGAGCACGTAGTTGGCTTGCCCGGCGGCTGCGGGCGGTACGAGGCCAGACGTTCCGGCGGTCGATGCCGTCGCGCCGTCATACTCAGGCACGGAGATGATCCCGTTGGTGTTTGTGAGTCCGTCGCCGATTTGCTGTTCGGTAATAAGGCGAGTGTATCCGCTGAATCCTCCCCCCTCTCCCATATCGATAGCACTGATAGCGGCGCGGGGGAAACTATGACGTCCAGAAGTTATCAAAAGGGACCCTCTGTATGTAGGCGTCCCCAAGATCATTTCTGCAAAAGGCCCAGTGAACGGAACGTTTGTGGAACCAAAGTTCATTGCTGTGTACATGCCCGGTTTTTCACTGAGCATCCCGGATGAAAAATCGTGCGACCCCTGTGTTTTGGAATTACCAATCTGTCCCCGCGCGCTCGCCAGATCCCCGAGATCCCCACCAATCGCCACATCTTTCACGGTGATCACGCCGCCCGTGTCGGCCTGCGTGGTCTTTCCGTCGACAAGGTTTGAGGCTTGAGCTCGCTCGATCGCCTCGTTTGCAGTGATCTGTGCAGCTATTGCGGTAGACTGTGCTGTGTCTGCGGCTCCCTGCACTTGCTGAAAGAACCGTGTGGATTGTCTCTCGAATTCGCTTCCGGAAAGCGGCCCTGTCGGGGGCTGGTACTGAAAATCAGGCATAACACCCTCCATTACTGTGGTTGTCCGGATATGCCGGAACCGGGCTCGACCCCGGTATGAACATGGTTTTCCAAGACCTTACCGTTGCTCTCAACCGTCCCTCCCGCGTTCGTGAGTCCGCCGGAGAACCGGGCCGGGCCGCCATCACCCTGCGCCGTGCCCGTCCACGTCAAGGATCCGTTGATGCGCACGTCGGCGTTGATGGTGAGGCCATTTTCCGCCGTCAGGACGGAAGTTTCCCCGTGCATCGTCAGTTTGGCCACTCCTTCGATGGTGACGCCCTCGTCGTTGACCAGCACATAGCGTTCCGGCGCGGCGTTTAAGAAGCCTCCGAGATAGAAGCCGTCGCCTTTGTTCATGGCGCGGGCTGACCCCGGATTGACGGTCCCATCCACTCCCCGGCTCTCTTTGAGCGATTCCGTGTCACGCATGGCGTAGACGGCGAGGCCGATGTCGCCCGGCTGCGGGTCGATGACGAGAGCGTTTTTCCCGCCCTGGATACGCAAGTACGGGAGCTTGAAGAGCACGCTCTGCTCCTGCGCCTTCTGTTCGCCCGTCACCAAGTTGACGAGGGGTTGCACGTCGACGAAGCCTACCGGAGAGACACCCGGACCGGATACGGCGACCACGCGCACGGGTTCCGCCGTTGCGATGCGCCCGAGCATCTGGCTGATCATGAAGTCCTGCGCGTTGTACTCGCTGGAATTTGTCGAGAGGCCGCGTTGTCCCTGCATTATTTCTTGTCCTTCTTCGGCTTCGCGCCGGGATAGCTTGCCTTGATCTGGCTTACCCACTGCGTTGCGCCGGGGTAGCCGGCCTGCAATTTGTGGCTCAGGCTCACGATCTGCCAGAGGCCGGAAGCTCGGGGGACGATGCTCTCAATGCGCACCGGGCCGCCAAGCTGGAGCTTCGACTCGTAGATGCCTTTCACCGTCACGCCTTCGTTGTCGAAGCTCGGATAGCCAATCATGCCACTTTTCGCGGACCAGACGGGAGTCGAGCCGCCGTCATCGCTGCGAAGCGTCGCAAGAGGGGAGATGACCATCTCGCCATCGTCCACGATAAGATCGATGCGGGCATCGTGGGCAAGCTGCTGCGCCTGCTCCATCGGACCCCCGACGAGGGCGACATTGCGAAGGGAAACGGACACGCCCCTGTTGACGAAAGCGAGCCCCATTTGCTTCGCGAGCCCCTGCATGAGCGTGGCAACGTCCTGCGCACCCTGCGCCGTCAACGGCGGCACGGGCGTGATGCTGGCGACGTATCCCGTGATGCACTCAATATCGAAAGAGGGATCAGGGGCGGAATTGAAGTTCGGAACGGCGCTCACGATATCGCCGGAGAACGCAAGAGACATCCCGTGCTCTTCATCGCCCGCGTACACGGCAATGCGGTTTTTCGACGCCTGCAACGGCTTGAACGCCAGCGTCGTCAGCGTCTCCATATCGGCAAGGGGCAGGTTGAAGATACGGACTTTGGCCTTGTTCTTCTCTTTCCCGCCGGGCTTCTGTATGTCCACATCCATTCCGAGCCGGATGATCTTGGTATTCGCACCTTGCCCGGTAGCCGTGTTGAAGCCGCCCTCGGCGAGCGTGATGTGCGCTTCAAGCAGCTTTTTGGTGAAGCTCGTGTTCACAGCGTTTCCCCTTCTTCGACATAAACGAGCTGGAATCGGTCGCCGAGGCCCGACCAGTGCGGATCCTCTTCCTTTTGCATATCGACAAAGTAGAGCTGCCCCCGGAAGGCGAGATAGTCGTACAGCTTCAAGCCGACGAGGTTACGGCAGATGAACCCAGACCAGATGACCGTCTGGTCAATGGCAAGGTCGCAGTACAGGTTCACGCCTCGGGAGATAAACCGGAGGGTGCAGTTCTGTTCCCCAAGCACAATCTGGAGGCTCTGGTTCGGCTCATGCCGGAGCGGTACGGTCATCATCCGAAAATCCCCTCGCCCAGCTTTTTCAGTGTGCTTTTTTGCGTCGTCTGCCCCTGCTGTTTCCCTGCATCCGTCGTACTGGCATCAGTCGGATTTTTGGCCTGCGCCTTGCTGATCGGCTTTATGGTTTCGTTGCTGTACTGCGGCTCGACCTGCCGGATCTCTTGCAGCATGATCCCCACAAGCAGCCTGTCCACACCGTTTTCGGCCTTGCGGTCGTAGTCGTAGGAGACAAGGTTGTAGTCGAGAAACGTTTTTTCCGGGGTGACGATGCTCACGAGGTCGGTGCTTTCCGCCAGCTTGTCCAGCGCCTCCAGAAAAGCCGCAAGCTCGTCGCTCTTCCCCGTGCGGCCCATCACGACCGACACCGCCGTGGGAGAAGCGATTTTGTTGTAATCCGCGAAACTCCCTTTCTCGACAGGGTTGGAGCTGATTTTGTTCTCGGACTTGATCGAGCAGGAAAAGAACGTGTCGAAGTCGAGGGCCTTGGCGCCGTCTTTATCGAAAATCGACCAGTTTCCGGGCTGTCCCGGCGGGAGCGAGCCGAATGCCATGTCAGTACCCGAATGCGCTGTCTGCCTGCGCGGTTTGATTGCGCCATGTCCGGTCTAGCTCTTGTGCAAGGCCTTGACCGTCCGTCGCCTGCGTGACGATTTCAATATCATTGTTGAATACCGTTTGCCGACTTGAGTTGTTGACGTTGCTCACGCTTTCCGGGCGCGCATCACCCGCGCGCACCTGCGGCGGCAGAATAGACGGACGCGCATCACCAACCCGCATCGAATCGGCAACGCCGCCGAGCTTGGCCTCTGTCTTTTCTTCTTCCGGGCGCGAAGATTCATCACCGCCGAGCCATTTTTTGATCCAATCTGGAAGCAGGTTGTAGAGTTTTTTTGCTACCCAATCTAACATCGATCTAAGTACATCATAAAGCTTGGTGACACCTTTCCAGATTCCTTCGACTGCCTTGACGACACCCTGTCCAGTCAACGAAAAGATAAGGATGAAGAATTTCGCAACGGCTTTCAGCGCGGCGCCCACGCTTGCAAGGATACTTTTGATGCCTTCCCATAGAGACTTGAACCGCGCCCCAAGCTCGTCCCCTTCACCGAACATCTTCCAAAAATCTCCAAAAGCGGACTCACCGCCTTGGATGTAAGTGATGAGATCATCGATAACCAGCGCAACCGCACCTACGATTGCAATCAACGGCGCAAACGGGGCAATCGCAGCCCATGCCGCAGTCGCCATCGCGGTCAGGGCCGGGAGCATGAGCGTCGTGATGACCCCGGCCAGCCCAGTAAAAAAGAGGATCACGAACTGCTTGTTTTCTTTCACCCACCCGAGGAGGTCGCCAAGTAACTCTGTCAAGAGCGTAATAGCTGGAGACACTATACTGGAAAAAAGAGCTGAGATAGCCTCCCATGCATTTTTGAGACGCTGCTGGGCTTCTTTCTGCTTCTTCGCGTTCTCAATATCTTGCTTGTCAAACCTAACTTTCTCCTTTCCCGTTTTGATCAGCTTTTCAAGCTCTTTTTCCCCCATCATAATGAGTTTGATGCTTTCAGGATCGAAGCTGTACTGAGTGAGAAGGCCGTGCGCTTTGTCTTTCGGCATTTTTTCTACAGCTCTGGCAAATTGCAAAAGTATATCCGCGGATGAAGTGGCCCCTTCTTTAACGCCTTTGAGCGAGATTCCAATATCGTCAACGGCATCCTTGAACGGACCGGAGTCATGGAGAACGGCGTCATACATCCGGTCGCTGACGTCACCGAAAAGCTGAACCAGATCTCGCGTCTCAAGCCCGACTTTTTCCGCTGCATTCTGCCAGCCTTGGAACTCTTTGATGTCCATCCCCAGAGTCTTGCTCGCCGTATCCACTTCAAGGGCTGCTTCGGTAAACTCCGCGAATTGGCTTTTGATAAAGGCAACACCACCAATCACCCCAAGAACCTTCGTGAGTGTTCCTTTAAGATTTTCAAAGCTGAGTGCGCCGGTGTCCGCTGCGTCTTTCAGCGAAACGCCCAATCTTTTCGCGGCGGCATCAAGGGCCTCAAGACGTTCTTTTGCCGCTCCGGTGCGGATAAGCTCCTCGCGCATCCGCTGATACTCTTTCGTAACCTCGCTGATTTCGCGGCCTTTTTGCACGGCTTCCTCAAAGGCGGCCTGCAACGAAGAGGCGGCATCGGCAGACTGGTCAAGCCCTTGGGCACCTTTGGCACCTGCGTCATATGTCGCGCGCCCCGCGTCAACGGCTGCGGCCTGCACGCCGTCCAGCCGCTCCTGTGCGGCCTGCACCTGCGCTTTAAAATCACCTGCTTTCAGCAAGAGGCTGACGACGAGTTCACCTGCGTTCATTGAATCTGCTCCAGAGGCGTTGGTTATGTCCGTCCACGGCGATGATTTCCATCAGCTCGTAGGCATCGGACAGGCCGTACACTGTTTGCATTTCGTGCAACGTCGCGAGGTTCCGGCTTACCGGGATGCCGACGCATCCGGGGAGGTTTGCGTAGTCCCGGAGCCCGAGAGGTTGAGGATCTGCGACAGGCGGGAGGTCAAGCCCTCGCCGCCATGCAAAAAATCCAGACAGACGGCGATAGCCTCCCAACGCAGGCGGTAGATCGTGCCCACATCCTCGACATGGGCGTCGAGGTTTTGCGGGGTGAGCCTGATGGCATCATCGGGCTTGTGGGGGTTCGGGACGCGGTAGATCTGCCCGAGAAGCTCGTCATAGAGTGGTTCGGCCTGTTCCCACCGGAGCCCTGAGAGCCCCCGGAGCCCGGCGGAAAGCAGCGCGGCGGTGTTCGATGACGCTGAAAGCGTTCGGATGTCGGCGGGCATCTCGGAACCGAAGACGGCGAGCAGCGCACGGGCGGCCCATTTTTCCAGCTTGGTGACGGGCATTTCCTTGACCTTGAAGGTCTTCCCGGCGTCGCGGCCCTTGTCGATGGCAATGATCTTTTCGTTGAGCATGACGGCCTCCACGGTTTAAAGCGGACTCGCGGTCCACTGGTCAAAGGTGATGACGAAGGCGCTCGCCTGCAAGGTCTGAGCGGCGTTGGGGCTGGACTGCACGGAGGTGAGGCCGCCCCGTTTTCCGGTGATCTTCCGGTTGATGCTCGGCATGGCGAACTCGGCATTGCAGAGCATCACTTCCCGGGCGGTTTCCTGATACGTCGCCCAGTCTTCCATGATCTGGCGGCTCGGACTGTCCGCCGCGAGAGTGATTGTGACTTCCTTGTTTGTCGGAACCCACCCAAAGGAGGTATGCCCGTCAACGCCCTTTTCCGCGACGACTGGGGTATTCGTGGCGACGCTGACCATCGCGTCGGTGCTGAACCCCTCGATCTGCACGGGACTGTCGTAGAGCCCGGGAACCGTCAGGAAAAGCGTGCAATTTGCCGCTGTAATCGTCATGTTGCCGAAGTTGTCAGCCATGTTTTACCTCATCACTGAATGGCCGTGGCGGGCATGACGATTTGCTGCACGCTGCCGCCGTCCATGTAGTAGAATTTGCATTCGGGGGACTGGCGCTGTCCGCGCACGGTCGCGCCGGGGTCCTTGACCTGCATGTACCAGCCCTGCGTTTCGAGCGTCTGGGAAACGTCCAGCCCGATTTCCGCGAGGAGCTGCACCTTTTGGGTGTTCGAGAGGGTCACGCCCGTGCGGATAGCCCCGAAGTCGAGAAACCGCGTGATGGTGTCGAGACATGCCGTGCGGATCATGCCGTAGCCGCTCTCGTTGTAGGGGATGCACTTTACGGCCTTGAACAGATCAAGGAGGTTAAGCTGGAGGCCGTTTTTGATGGCGATGGCGTCAAGGTAGGTGTCGAGCCAGCCCCATTTGCCGGAAACCTGCCCATTCTGGAAAAACTTGAACTGGCTGGAGGCCGTGGCGAAGTCCGCATAGCAGTTGTAGCCATTGGCGATCAGCGCATCATAGTTCTCGTCGTTGTCGCAGGTTACGGCAAGCCCTTCGCCCTGCTTGAATGCGAAGGTGAGCCGTCCGTTCGTCTCTTCAAAGTTGATGGAGGCCGCCGTGCCCATGACCCACGCGGCGAGTTCAGGCGTGTTGAACACGGGAACCGTCCCGTCGAGTTCGAGCACCTTGGCAATCTGATACCCCGCCGAGGCGGTGGAGCCCGCGACCTGCGCGGCGTTGTCGGTATCCCACATCACATAGGCGAAACGGGTGTCATATCCGGCGCACCACTGGGCGAGCGCGATCTTGTCGTCAAGCTCGGGCTCCCATACCGTGGAGAACGTCACCCAATCGCGGGCGTACAGGAGCACGTTGGTCATGCAGTCGGGGAGCGTCTGGCCAGCCATGCCTACGGACTGGACGGCACCGGACTGTTCGGTGAGCAGAAGCAGTGCGCCGAGGTCGGTCCCGGCTTCCGGCGGCGTCGGAAAGGCCACGGCGGAACTTGCCCCGGTCGTCGGGCTGTCGATCTGGAACGCCCCAGTCTGGCTGGAGTACGTCACCTTCGCCCCGGTCGCGCCCGCCGTCGTGAGCGCGGTCTGGATCGCCTCCGCAACCTGCGAGAAGCTGGTTGCAGCGGACAAATCCACGGAGGAAAGCGTGTGCGGCGTGTTGTCGATGGAAATAACCATCGCGCCGTTGGTGACGGCCTGCAACGCGGCGAGATTGCCCGTATACTTCGCGCCGCGCAGCCATGCGCCCACGGCCTCGCCGTTGTACCGGGCAAAGAAGATCTTGTCCGGGAGGCTCGTCGTGTTCACATAGCCGGAAAAGTACATGGAAGCCATGCTTGCCTCTTCCGAAAGCGAGCCGAAATAATTCGCCACAGCCTGCGCGCTGGCGAACTGCACGACCCGGCCTGCGGGCAAAAGCTCGGACTGCGAAAGCAGGAGCCCGGCGAAGGTCAGGCCCGGCGTGCCGCCCTCGATGATGCGGGGGATGATTTGAACCAGTTTGTCGGCATTGACGCTCATTGCGCCCTCCTTTTGCTATGCCAGCGGATGCACGGAAAGTTCCGCGTCGGTAAAAGTATCCATCTCAACGTGTTCAACGCGGTTCGCCTGAATCAGCACATTGAGCATGAAGCGGGGGTTGTACTGCTCGTCCCCCTCCGCCTGTGTCATGTCCTGCGGGTCTTCGACGTACAGGGGGGCAATCCCGTACGTTTGCAGGAAGCGGCACCCGACGCCGTCGCGCAGGAGCGTTGCGAGCGTCTGGGCACGGTCGGCGGCGGTCGGGCCGTAGACGTCAAGCTGGACACGGCGGCGCTGCGGCTGCACGATGGCCTCCCCGCCGCACTCGGTCTGGTGCAGGTTCGTCGAGAGGCGCGTCATGGTCATCGGGGTGACGAGCACGTAGCTTTTGGTCTTCGGCTTGCTCACACGGTTGACGTAGCCGCGCACCACGACGGCGGAATCGCCGAGGTAACGCTTACAAAAATCGCCGAGGGCCTGCACGAGGATGCCGTCACTCATCGTCTCCCCCTTTGGGCGGTTCCGTGGCCCCGACTTCCGGCGGCGCGATTTCCCTGAGTTTCACGCACCGGATTTTCGTCCAGCCCGCCGTGGGATTCCAGCGCTCCAGAACCTGATCTACCTGCCACTCGGCGCCATCCCAGTAGAGAAGATCGCCGCCCTGCTCCGCCGGACGATCAAGGGCCGACCAGTCCCCTGAAAGATAAAAGTCGTGCCAGATCGTGTTCTGGCGCTGCTGCACGAGGAATTGCAGCGTTTTGTCGGCGACAGGCTGCGGCTGCGCCATGACTTCCACGGCAGGGGCCCATGCCGGGACCTGCTCATACTGCGCGTTTACGGTGAAGCCTGTGGAGACGAGAATCACGACCGACTGAAAAGGGTTCACGATGCCGATAAGCGGACGCACAAGTTCATGGAGATTCATCTTTTGACTACCTCGTAATCGATGGACTTGAGCAGGCTTCCGGAATCGATGAGCGTCCCCTTTCCCGCGCCCTTGGCGTTCTTGCGGCGCTTGGTGGATTCGGCGTTGTCCGGGGGCATATTGCTCTTGATCGTTGCCTGAATGTCGTCTGCCATGCGGCGTCCCACAAGCCGCATCGCCTCTTTCGGAGTCCGTCCGGCTTCCAATGCTTCCGCAAGGTTATCACACCATGCGTCTGCCTTGGCATCGAGCGTCGAGCGCAGGAAAGGCCGGGAGGGGATGGTGACGGTGTGGGCTTTGACCGACGCATCCTGCGCAAAATCACTTTTGCCCTTCTTCACGAACCGATTCCCGACGCTGCCGTCACGCTTCCGCTTGAAGTACAAGGTTTGCGTCCGCTCAGGGATTTCGATTGTTGCGCCGTATTCGTTGTACGCCGCATACTCCGCGACTGGGGTACCACCTTCGCCCCGCGTCGCATTTTCGAGCACCCCGGCCTTCACGACGATATCGGGGGTAATGTACCGCTTGAGCAGCTTTTCGAGTTCTCCGGACACCATTACCCCCACGGATGCCAATACCGGGCGGCATAGTAGCGCCCGCCTACGGCATAGGGCTGGATGGCCTGCCAAAACGTCTGTCCGCACGGCGTCTGCGCGTAAAAGGCTTTCCCGGTGTCCTGGGGCACGGAGAAGCTGATGCTGACAGTTCCTTCCGTCGCCGAGGCCACTGGCCCGGCCTGCCCCATCGGCCACAAGGCCAGCGTCGCCAGATGGCAGACGAGGAGATACAGCAGCGTCTTGCGGATCATGACGCCGTGGGCCGGATCATAAGGAACCGGGGATGAGTTTGTGTTGTCCAAGAGCAGACAGGCGACGTCGAATGCCTGCCGAAGCTGTGCATCGGTCAGGAGGGGCTGCCCGGTCTTCGGATCGACGAAGCACGGGTAGGCCTCCCGGAACTCCTGCGGGGCAAAGACAACAACAGCCACGGTTTAGAACCCCGCCTTGCTCTGGAGCGGTTCGGTCTGCGCCTTGGGGTCGTTCTCCACATCCACGGGCTCCAGCCCGTTGCGCAGTTCCGCCCTTTCGTCGGCCTCGTCCACGGCGTCGGCCTTGCGCGCCTGCGCGAAGATGAGCCCGGACTTGAAGATTTCCATGTGCGGACCATAGGTCTTTTCAATGTATGCCCAATCGTCGGCGTTCACCCGCGTCAGCCCAAACGCGCCCACGGGCAGCACGCCCTTTTCCTTTCCGCGCAGGCTGGCGGCGTTGCCTTCGATGAGCACCTTGCGTCCGTCGGGCATGGGGAACGTGATCCCGGTCGTCCGGTTCAAGGCGACCATCACGGTATCCGTCTTCGTCGCCTGCGTTGTTTCCGGGGCGGTATTCTTTTTGGGTCTGGCCATATCTCTGTATCCCTCCGTTGTTTTGGTCATCATGGCAAAAGAGCCGGGACGAAATCACCGTGAACAAAGTTCGGCTATGCGGCACGGCGAAGGCGGTACTTGCCCAGCATGTTCAGGTCGTTTTTCAGGGCCAGCCGGAAGGCTTCGATCACGTCGACGTGGTACGCCTTCACGCTCCCGAAACGGCTGTCCTCGATTTCCCGGATTTCGTAATCCATACGGCGGGACATATCGGAAAGCTTGCGTCCTGCGACGGAGTACGCGGCTGGCGTATCTGCGAAGACGTCAAGGAACCACGGGATGCCCTTCACGGACTTGTAGTCCCTGCCCCGCCCAAGTTCGTTCTCAAGAGCCGCAGCCTTGCGTACGGCTGCGGAGGCGGTTGCCATTGCGGTGGCCTCGCGGCGTGAACCAATTTCGGCCTTGGTGCGGATTGCCTCGTCGCGCTCGGCTTCGATGCGCCTGATGGTGTCCTGCGCGACCAGCACGGCGCGGGCAAGGATGGCTTCGGGGGTATCGTCCGGCTTGGCTATCAGGTAGCCGCCCGTCTTGCGGATGGAGGGGATGACCTCATGCGTCACCCACCGCTTGAACGCCTTGGCTTCGGGCTTGCGGGAACGCAGGATGAGGGAATACAGGCCCGGTTCGGATACGACGGAAAGATTCCTGACCTGATCCGTATACTGTACGGGGTAGGTCGAAAGCTCGTCTTCATCCAACATTTTTGAAAGGTTACTGGTATCCAGCCCGAGACACCCGCACACGTCTTTCGCCACGAACCACTGGGCCCCCTGATCACTTCTGACGACGCGAAGGGAACCGAATTTTTCATGTTCAAAAAGAGCCAGGGGGGAATTTTCCATCGCTGCACCTCCATAGTGTTTTGGAGATGATGCCGCATGGCGGCGTGGGGGCACACCGTGAACAAGGTTCGGGAAAAGCTCTCTCACCTCTGGCGCTTGACATGGGACATGCGTTATGGCGTCCTACTCGGAAAGCAAGGAGCCGCCATAATGATGGACTTGAAGAGCTTTGTAGAAGAAACGCTGTGCCAGATTGCCGAGGGCATCCACGGCGCGCAGACGCGGTTGCGGGGCTCTGGGGCGCTCATTAATCCGTACTACCATGCTAAAGAAAATGGCCCTGAACGGATCAAGAACCCCGAAGCGTTTCATTCCCAAACCCAATTGCAGACCGTGGCTTTTGATATTGCCATTACGGCCAGCAAGTCTGGCAAGGCTGGAGGCGGTTTTGGCGTGGCCGTGATTGCCGCGAGTCTGAAGGCGGATGGGCACCGGGAAACATCCGATTCTAGCACATCGCGGGTTCGGTTTGAGGTTGTAGTTGATCTTCCTCATCAAAAACCTGAACAGCCGTGAAATCTATCGTGGGTTCCCCCCCCACCATGGAAAAACAAATGTGAAAATGGACAGGCTCGCCCTTGGGGACAAACCCCTTTAACTGCCGCAACACAACCTCAACCCAATAATTGGTATTTTCAACGTACATGCGGACCTTCCTTTTTCAGGATGATGCCCTGAAATCATTCTTGACATCCCCTCCATTGTGTGCCGGTTTGGGAAAAACAGGGAGGGGAATATGTCCTATCTTGTAGCTTATGAAAAACAGCCCGGCGAAGCCTCCAATGAAAGGGAGGAGCTCAACCGCATGTATGGAGCCGGGTATATTCCGATCCGCCCCGGCTTATTTCTGCTCCTCTCCGGGCCTCATGCACAGCAGATCCAGAGCGACCTCAGCAGGGTTCTCGGAAACCTGTCTTTTCTGTTCGTTGCTCGCGTAACCGACGACTATGCTCTGCAATTTCATCCTGAGAATAGCGATGTGCAAACGCTTCTGGAAAACGTGTTGCCGCGTCGGGGTAACATTGAATGAGGAGTGCCCTCAGCCCCTCCATCTTTTTGCTCAAGAAACCGTCATATTCGATAAACACCCCGTTCCCGGTGGGGATGATGCGGGAATCTTCAACCGCAAGATGAAATCCCCTTTTCAGTTCCATTGCGTTCATGCGCTACCTCCTTACGTGCCAATACAGCACATTGAAAAAGGATAGCCCGCAGGACAACGGGGCAGATACCGTGAACAAGGTTCGTACAGGCAAAGGAAAAGCCCCTTTCGGGGCGGAGGGCGGCGGCGGTGGATTTTTGGAACGGCCTATGCCATGATAGCCTCATCTATAATAAGGGGGATGATGTATGGCTACCTACATCAAATTTCTGGCAGGGGACTACGGGAAAGAAGAATATATTTACATTAAAAATAAAAACCAGTTGCGTTGCTCTTCAAAAATGTTTGGAGCAAAGGAACTTTTTCTTTCCAGTATTGCCTCTTGCGAAGTAGCCAATGAAGAATCGGTCAAAAAGCTCGGCGGAACTTTGGGAGGCGCACTTGTCGGCGGCGTCTTGCTTGGAGGCATCGGAGCGGTTGCGGGTGCGGTAGCTGGAGGCAAGACGACTGAGTCTACCGTCATTATTGAGTTCAAAAATGGAAATAAGGCATTGGCAAAGGTGAATAGCCCCATGATGGAGGTTATCCGCGCACACCTTTTTGATGAACAATTGGCCCAAGAGCGTGGAAAACCAACCCCATTTGCACAGCAAAACAAAAAAAAGCCAAGCAAAGCAAAAAAATTACTGGTTCTATTCGTTTGCTTGGTAGTTGCAGGGGCATGGCTCAACTCAAGGCACCCAGAAGGAATCGCGCCCCAAAATACCAATTCCACAAATAGAGCAAAAAACTTAAGCCCTGACTGTGAAAAAATTAAAACAGTCAAAGACTGGGAGCAAGCCGATACCTTCTGGCGCATTGGGCACGAAGAGTGCCGACCAAAGGCCCCCGAATACAATTATACATGGACGCAGAAAGACATTGAGACTTTCATAAAGAAATCCTTACCTACGTACTCCAAACTTGGGGGCTATAAACTGGTTTTTGAAAAAAATTCAAAGAATTGGTGCGCAATAGCTTTGGTTTTCCCCAGTCCTCTTAACGAAATGGATACCCGCAGAATTTCAAATTCGGGTATCCGTGCGTTGGAAAACTTTTTTGATGCGAATGGAGCCGTAAAAATTGTTACGGCCCGCGCTTATGGAAAAGGACAAAAAGGGGATATGATCTCAATGAAAATTCCCGGAAAAGAGTCTGTCCATGAATATGTTCCCAATTATCTAAAAGAGTTACAGAAATAACCTCAATACATGATTTTTTAAGGGGGAGTGCAATGGATTTTTCGGAAAGAATTGCTGAATTGTCGAAAAAGGTAAAGAATCTGGGAGATAGCCTCAAGACCGAAGAGGCCACGAAAAACGCCTTGGTGATGCCTTTCATCGCGGCCCTGGGATACGACGTTTTCAACCCTGCGGAAGTCGTGCCCGAATTTTCAGCCCCCATCGGCGAATATAAGGACGCCCGCGTGGACTATGCGATTCTTGTGGACGGCAAGCCTATCCTTCTTCTGGAGTGCAAGGCTTTGGGCACGTCTCTCGACATGAAGCACTGCAACCAGCTACAGCTTTACTTCCACGGGACGGAAGCCCCCATTGCCATCCTGACGGACGGCAACCGTTACCGGTTCTATTCCGATCTTGAAACAGCCAACAAAATGGACAGCAAGCCCTATATGGAGTTCGTCCTTGACGATATGGATGAAATGTTGCTCCCGGAACTGCGCAAGTTGGCAAAAGGCAAGTTTGATCGGGATGCCTGCATGAGCGCGGCAAACGAACTCAAGTACAACCGAGAGTTCAAACGCCTCATGTCCGAACAAATGGAAACGCCCCACGAAGATTTCGCACGCTTTTTCATCGGACAGACGTATGATGGGCGTATCACGCAAAACGTTCTGGATCGCTTCACTCCAATCCTTACCGCTGCGCTTGACCAGTTCATCAACGACCGCATCAACGACCGATTGAAAAATGCCATGACGCAGCAGAAACCGGAAATTGTAGAGATAGAGTCCGAAGATACCCCACAAGGAAAAGAGCAGGATTCGCGTATAGTCACCACCGAGGAAGAAAAAGAGGCGTATTACCTTGTCAAATCGCTTCTGATGGGCACCGTTGATCCGGGGCGCGTAGCCATGCGGGACAGCATCAGCTACTGCTCCATCCTTCTTGACGACAACAGGCTCAAGCCTCTGTGCCGCCTGTATTTCAACGGAAAACAGTGGAGGGTCGGACTGTTTGATGGGGAGAATAAGGACGCAAAGGAAGACATCGAAAAACTGGAAGATATTATCCCCTTTGCGGATCGAATCCGGGCTACGGCCTTGAAATACGATAACAAGTAAAACTTTCCAACGTGGCGTTGTCCGCCAATGCAGATGAAGAACATCCAGATGCGGGCAACGCCACTGCTTTTCTCTTTACATTTTTCGCGTTTTGTGCTGTCTTTTTTCTACGGTGCTCATCACACCAACAGTAGGCGGACAACGCCACCCGATAGTATGGCTCTTTTTGTGCCCTTTTGCCGAAGTCAAGACTCTTTTTGACTTTGGTTTTCTGCTATACTTGCATCTTCCTGATGCCGGGTGTCCCTGATATGTCCAAGCGTAAGCTAAAGGCAGGGAGCCGCTCCTACTGGCGGTGATGAACACCCGGCATCGTCATTCATCGGCGATGCCAACTCTTAACAGTAGGAGTTGGTTATGTCTCATTCTCTTTGCTTCAACGATTTCACTTTCTCCCCCATAACTCGCGGCAATCAGCCTTGGATTCGCGCTACAGAACTCGCACGAGCTCTTGGGTATGGACGCGAAAATCAAGTTTCGCGTCTTTACCGAAATAACGCCGATGAATTCACGCCAGACATGACGCAACTAGTTGAAATTACCGCACAGCCCCAAAACGGGGCTGAGGGTCGCGCCCGCATCTTCTCACTTCGCGGCTGCCACCTCCTCGCCATGTTCGCCCGGACTCCGGTAGCAAAGGCATTCCGCAAGTGGGTGCTGGACGTCATCGAGCAGTACGGCGACAGGGTGCCCGTTGAACAGCCTGTGACGCTCAACGACGAGCTGATCAGTGCGGCGGAACGTGCCGAGCTCAAGCTCATCGTAGACGCCAAGCTCTCGACATACCCCGCCGCCGTGCAGGGCAAGGCCCGCGCCGAGATATGGGCGAAGCACAACCGCCACTTCCGCATCGCGGAATACAGTCAGCTCCCGGCCCGGCTTATGCCCGAGGCCCGCGAGTTCCTGCTTTCCGTCCGTGTCCGCGCCATCAATGCCATACCCACGGCGGAATCCGCGATTCCGTACCCTGCGCTTCCCGCCTCCAGCGTCTACGCCGCCCGCATCGCGGCCCTCGACCGCCTCGAAGAGGAATGGATCGAATTCGCGGGGGAAACCCGCTCCCGGCTCCACCGATTCGTCAACGAGCTCTTGCGCGTCAAGGAGAGCACTTATCCCGAACTGCTGAACCGGGTATGTTCCCAGCAGAACATCTCGAAGGATCCGCTTCTCGGCATCCTACAGTCCAACTCGTACAACGCCCAGACGTGGATTGACGCGGGAATCTCGGAAATGAGAGCGGCCATCCGTGCCGCGAAGACCGCGAACAGGTTGATGCTAGGATAGCCCTTGACCCCGAGCACGGGAATGGCTATTGAAAAAAGGAAGGGCGGCAAGTGGTGACACACCTGCCGCCCCGTGGGACACCCTCCCGAGATTGATCATCTCAAGTTTGCGCCCCGGTTGGAGTTCGCACCTCCTACCGGGGCAACTGCGTTATTGGTTCAGCATGAACCGAATCACCACAGCCACAATGACGCCGCCAATCACTTGGACAGCGACGTCCCGGAGGAAGTGTCGCATGGAGTACCCTCCTTTCAGGAGAGTGCCCCACAGCGGTTTTCTATCCTTTCCCTATTCCCTTGTCAAAGAACGACTATCAGAACACCGAGGCGCATTTCTGCTTACTTTTTGCATGTAGAGGACAGAAGTTATCATTACTGAGCAGAGCCCAAAGATGCAAAGAAGCCCCAACCGTTAAACAGGCGGTTGGGGCTTTCGCATGGAGGGAAGGATGGGACTAGGCTCCAGTCATTTGGGCAAAGGCAAAGGGCATGAGCACGATACCGCCGTAGGTGGTGCCGACGAACTTCTGGCGGAAGCTGGACAGGTCGGGCACGACGCGTCCGGCACGCATCTTTTCTCCGAAGGCCAGCGTGCCGGATCGCTGCCCGTTCACTTCGGGGGCGATGAGGAACATGGTTTCCCCGGCGGTCATGCTGTGCAGCTCGGGGACGGTCACGATGTCAATGCGGGTGAAGTACCGCTTCAACATATCCAGCACGGACACGTTGAAATCGGTAGCCGCGCCGAGGCGAACGGCCAGTTCGGGGGAGAGGCAGAGCTTGAGGGGCGTGTCCTTGTCAATGAGGCCGCTGGACTGCTCGGAAAGCTGCGCGAACAGGGCGAGGACGTCATTGTAGATCTGCACCGTGGTCTTGTCGGCCCATTTCGTGGAGCCGCCCGTGCCCGTGGCCCCTGCGGTGATCGCAGCAGGGAGGTTCGGATCGTTGAGGATACCGTAGATTTCCTTCCCGGCGACGCCGAGCAGGTAGAAACGGTTCTGGTCGATGTCGATGACGTTGGCCGCCGCGCGCTGCTTGGAGGCAGCGAGGTTGACTTTCGCCGTGCTCGACATGTCCACTTCAAAGTCGCCGTAGGTGATGGACGTCTGGAAGACGTACTGCACGCGGGTCTGCCATTCGGAGTTCACGCCCGAAGTCGTGCCGTTGGCATAGTCGGAATACGGCTCGGTCTTTCCGGTCATTTCGTCGACGCGCCACTTCATGTACGGGGTCGTCCAGTCGCCCTTCTTCTCTTCGCCGAAGATTTCGCGGGCGCGCCGGGGCGCGGTCAGGATTTCGATGACCATCGGGTCGATATACGCCAGAAGCTCGGCGGGGACGGTCGTGTTCGGAGTAGTGATGAGCGCGGCGTCCTGCGCAATGCGGGCGCGGTTCTCCGGGGTTGCCCACATGCGGGCGCCCGGGAAGATAAAGCCGTAGCGCTTGGCCTGTTCAAAAGTCGGATTCATGTAGTACCTCCTACGCTCCGGCGGCGGCTGCGCCGAGGTTGGTGCGGGCCTGTTCCGCAGTGGTTGCGCCAGTTCCGCCGTTGGCCACGCCGAGCGCTCCGGTGGCGTTGCTGAAATCTTTCTGCATCAGGTTCGAGGTGTCGCCGCCGGATCCCGACGCTGCGGCCTGTCCCCAATTGCTGATGATGATCGGTTCCCCGATTTCACCTGGCGTCTTGACGACCCACCCCGTATCGAGGTGCGTCCCGTCGGGGGTCCCGGTGCTGATTGAACCGTCAGCGGTGGAGGCAAGGACGGCCTGCCCCACCGTGGCCTTGGTCGTTGAAACGGCCCAATAGTCGCCCTTCACAGCCGCGGTGAGGTTCGAGCCTGCCGGGACAGTCAGGGTGCCGTCAGAAAGCAGTTCATAGTTCACGTAGTTGATGACGCGCTCCACGAAGCCGAGCACGGCTGTGGCGGTGCCCGCGACGTTGGTGGCCCGCGTGTTGTCGATCACGCCGGAATCCACGACAGGGAAGACGAAGCGCCCCACAGGGAGGGCCACCGCCGCCAGAGGGTTGAGCGGGGTGTAGATGCTCTGGTCGGGCGTCGCTTTATCGCCCGCAACGCCGGGAGCGACGGAAAGATTGACTTGGGACTGCAAAGGCATGGTGTGCCTCCTATTCTGCAATGGTGATATTGGAAAGACCGGCGAAGCTGCCGGACATGCGCCCGACGGGGGCCGCGTCACGTGCAACGGAAGGTGTCGCCTTCTGCTTGCGGAGGATATCGATCATACCGGGCCATGCCTGCCGGGGATACTTGCGGGGATTCTCCCCAAGCTGCTCCAGCGCGTAGCCGTAGACGTCGGACGCGGAGTCGAAGGACAACGGGTCAAGTTCGCCCACCAGCCCGCGCACGTCGCGCACGGCACGGGTAAGGTTCCGCATATGCTCCTGCGCTTCGGCGACTGCGGATGCCTTGATGCGGGCGGCGTCCATTGCGGTGAGAGGACGCGGACCACGGCGGCGGAATGCCCTGTCCTGAGCGGCTCCCTTGTCGTCCGGGGCTTCATCTCCGGTCGCGGGGGAATAGGCGAGATCGGCGAGGGAGTCGGTCAGCTTCTTTTTCTGCTCCGGTGTGAGGTCGGGGACGGAATCGAGGATGCGCTTAATGGCCGCGTCCTTGTCCTCGTCCTTGCCGAGTTCGCGGCGTTCGTCCTCGGATTCGTGTTCCCGGTCAAGCTTGCTCCGTTCCTCGGGGTTCCGGATCCGCTCCTCACCGTACTTGACGCCCTCGGCAAAGGCTTTGCTCTCCTGCGGGTTCTCGGCGTCGAGGCCGCAGGCATCCATAGCCTTTTTCATACCCTCGGACTCATGCTCACGGTCGAGCTTCCTGCGTTCGTCCGGATTGAGCTCCAGTTCCTCGCCGTACTTCACGCCTTTGGCAAAGGCGCGGGACTCGGCGGGGTCTTCCGCATCAAGCCCGCAGGCGTCCATAGCTTTCTTGATTTCTTCGTCCATCGCTTCCTTTTTCTCCGGCTTCTCATCACCCGTGGCCTTGGAGTAGGCCAGATCGGAGAGGGAGTCCGTCAGTTTTTTGACGTCCTCGGGGTCGAGTTTGGCGGACAGTTCACCGATGAGCTTACGGATTTCCTCCGCCTTGTCCTCGTCTTCGGTGATATCCACGATTTCGCCAGTCACGGGGTCGACCTTGTGCAGGTCGATGATGGCCTGCGCAAGCTCCACTTCCTGCTTTTCGATGTCCGGGTTGTCGTCTTGCGCGCCCCGGAACCATTTCTTAAACGTGCCCATAAGCGTTCCTTTTTTCGTTGAAGTTGGATGAGAATCCGCCACCACCACGTCCGGACCGGCCCGCCCTTCTTCGACCAGCGCGACGTGGTTGCCTCGGATGTTCCGCATGATGAAATCGTAGGGGGTGCCCTCGTAGCTGCCCGGCGTGAAATCCGGGTCGTAGCGGTAGGCGCAGGAGAGTTCCCGGAAGGAACCGTCTTCGATGGCGTCGATGGCGGCCCGATCCCACACGGTCAGCGGCGCATCCACATACGGCGGGTTCCAGACCGCGCCCGTGCCCACCGCGCCCACGCGGGTGAGCTTCTGCGGCTCTTCCGCACTGTCGATGTGGTGCTCAATGTGCAGCGGCAGCCCGGCCCATGTCTCAAGCGATGCTTGAAGTTCTTCCGGGTCACGAAGCCCGTAATAGACAGCCTCGGGGTCAAGCCCGGCTTCCTGCCAGCCCGGAATCTCCCGCCCGTAATAGGGGTTCACCGTCGCTTTCGTGATGTGCGACGCCCCGACGTGCAGGAACCCGTTCTCGTCGGTTTCCCGCTGTGAGGGAGCCGCGTCGAAGGTGACGCCTTTACTTTGATACATAGACTAGTCTCCAAATTCAGGAATAACGGCCCGGTACGTGCATTGGCACCCCGGAAGCTCACCGCAAAGCACTTTGCGCTTCACGTCAGAGTCGTAAAGACCTTCCGTGATGACGAACTTTTTCCCATTCATGAGCTGGTGGGTATGGCGGCTCGTTTTCTTTCCCGGCACATGTACCCAGATGCCTTCGGTGATGCCGAGTTCCTTGTCCTGTACCCGCTTAAGGGCCTCGGTCGCCTTATTGGACTGGTCGCGGGCAATGAATTCTGCCCGGCGCCGGGTGATCTCGTACCGCTTGTGCAGTTCGTCGGCGAGGAACTCCACGTCCCGGCCCATGCTGGCGGAACGCTGTACTAGCCCCGTCACTTCCGTGAAATAGTGCTGCGGAATGGATTTGATGAGATTGACATTTTCCTCGAAGAGGGCCCGCGCCACGTCGCTCATGGCCCTGCTTCCCTCCATCCTCACCGTGAAGCCCGCATCTTTGAGGGCCTGCCTCATGCTGGCTTCCGTGCGCCGCCTCGTACTGCCCACGAACTCCCGTGCAAAACTCTCCGCGCTTTCCCTCCACCGCTTCGTCCAGTACCGGAACAGGCGCTTGAGGCGGTTTTGCAGGTCACTCGCCGGGGATGCATCTTGTGCTATCCGAGTTTCCTGCTGCCGATACTCAGCGCGTATCCACCACACGACGGAACGCTGCATTTCGTCGAGGAGGGACACCAGCCGTTTGCGGTATTTCGCCCGGATGCCCGCGTTGGGCTTGATGGCTCGAAGGGTTTTAGCCACGCGGGATCTCCACCGGCTTTACTTGCTCCATGAGATGGAGTATCCTGTCTTTAAAGAGGCTTACGGCTCCCATGTCGGGACGACTAAGAATAGGCCCGGCCTGCGTAGAAGCGTGTCTTGTACAAACCTTGCCGCTGTCACCCGTGGGCCTCTTTTTTTGTCCCGCTCCGGGAAGATCAAATCCAGTCAATAACCATGTTTTTTTCCTACCGTTCTCCTCAAGAGAGAGCACGGCCTCATAGCCGTCTTTGCGGATATGTACAGTCTGCTTTCCCGGAACGAACCTATCTATTTCCCCGTTGGCGACAGCTTCCAGCACATGGGCAACAGCCGCGTGTCCATGTCGGTCAGCAATATGGACAAGACCTTTCCTTGCATCTCCCTTGACAATAGTGACGTCGTTTGTGCCCCCATAGCGTTCAAGATCCTTTCGGAGATGCGGTATCGTTGATTCCGGACGCCCATTGGCTATTTCCCGCAGAGCATCTTCCATACGATCCCTGCGTTCGTGCTGCTTTTGTTCGGAATTCCATGACTTCTGCCCCACGTTCCCCTTCTTGATCTCTCCGGTTTCAGTGTCGATCTGATACCGTTTGCCGTTCTCGGCGGTACGCCAGACATCCTCGTCCCACGCGGCGTCGTAGACGGCCCCGGCCTTGTCCACATCGTCGATGTCGGGCATCAAGCCCTCTTCCCCGGCTTCCGGCAGGGCATCAGGCATTCCATTGCCCTGCGGCACTTCCGCCGGGTCGATGTCGGAGAAGCCGCTGTCCGGGTCACTGGCAAGGGATTGCCGGGCTTCTTCCTGAGAGATGATGTCCCGATCCATGTAGACGGCGATGGTGTCGGCCTTGGTCTTCTGGAGCGTCGCAAGGGCCGCCCTATCCTCTTCGCCGAGGGGCGCGAAGTCAAAAGTCACGGAAGGGTCGATGGTTCCGCGCAGGTAGAGCTGGATACAGTCGAGCGCCTTCTTGATGCCGTCGCGCAGGACTTTCTCCTGCTGGCTCGTAATATGGTCGTAGTAGTTGCGGATGTCCGATTCGCCCGTGGCATTGAACCCTGACGGGCTGATGCCAAGCAGCTTGACCGCCGGAGTGCGGTTCAGGGCGGCGAGGATTTCAAGGGACTGGCGCACGATGTCGGTCACGCCTGAAAGCGGGGTTTCCAGCTTGACCACGTCTTCCGATTCTTTGTCGACGGCAAGCACGCCGTCATTGGTCATGGTCTGAATCATGTACCGGATGCGGGTATCGATCTGAGCGGTGCCCCCGGCTGAGTACAGGATGTCTTCCATCTTCGTCTTGAAGACGGTCAGCGAAAACTTGGTCAGTAGCCGGGCTTCGGCGGCGCGGCATTCCTGAAAATGCAGGACGTAATCCCAGAGGATCTGCGCCTGCGGGATGCCCAAAAAATTGTAGGCGGGCCGCAGCAGCACCGGGCATTCGTTCGCAACCAATCGGATGAGGCGCGAGGCGTGCACCCGCTGCCCGAGCACCCACCACCAGCGCGGGCGGAAGTAGTCCGGCTCAAGCGGCGAAAGGCTGTTGTAGTCTCCGGGGAAGACGTTCACGGGGTCGATGACGACGAAGCGCAGCACGCCGCCGGGCCTGAGTTCGGCGGAATACGGGCTGACGTTCAGCGGGCGTTCCAGCTCTTCCCCGACTGCTCCGGTGTCGATGAAAAGGAAGGCCCCGCCCTCGTACCCCACAAGCTCGGTCGCCTCATGGAAAAGGCGTTGCAGTGCGAACCTCTTGCACGCCTGCGCAAGGTCGGTGAGCAATGATTCGTCGCCGCCCTCCCCTTCGCGCTTGAACTCAATCCACGCTCGAGTCATATCGTCCGATACCGTCTCGACACAGGCACGGATCAATCCGTTCTGGGCAAGATTCTGGAGGACGCCGTACCCCATGAATTGAGGGGCAATCCCGAATCCGAGCTCAAGCGAGTGTTGAAGCAGGGAATAGACGCCGGAATCCGCAAGCCGCGCATCCATCGCAAGCTGCACCTCTTCGGGCGCGCCGAGCGTCTTCGCTGGGCCGTACAGCCTGCTGATGTCGTCGGGCGTAGGCGGCAAAGGCTGAGCAAGGCCGCCGCGCACGTCCGGGGAGAGATTCAGACGGCGCGACGGTTGCACTTGAGGTATGGAGGTGGCGTGTCGATAAGTGCGCTTCTTGCTCATGTGCCCATAATGCTACGAGCCAAAAAGAAAACACACCGTGAACAAGGTTCGGGGGGCTTGGCTGTGGGACACCTTTCATATTGTATCAATATAGATTAATCTATATACATGGATACCTTTAGGGAGGTATCCGCATGTACAAAAGCATCATGGTGTTTCTGCTGGCCGCGCTGGTTATGACGTCCGAGGCGCAGGCCGCGGGCAACGAATGGAACGATTCGTTCAGCAAGGCCAAGAAGACGCTGGAACGGCAGGTCTATTATGACCATCGGATCACGCTCTACTGCGGGGCGGCGTTCGACGAGAAGAAGAACGTCACCCTGCCGGAGGGTTTTACTGCCGCGAAGCACGAGAAGCGGGCCGGGAAGGTGGAATGGGAACACGTGGTCCCCGCCGAGAACTTCGGGCAGGCGTTCGCGGAGTGGCGCGAGGGCGACGCGCAGTGCGTGGACAACAGGGGAAAGGCGTTCAAAGGCCGCAAGTGCGCCGAGAAGGTCAGCCGGGAATACAGGCTCATGCAGGCTGACCTGTACAATCTGTATCCGGCCATCGGCGCGGTGAATGCCCTACGCCAGAACTACAACTTTCAGATGTTGCCGGGCGAGGAGCCGGACTTCGGAAGCTGCGGGATGAAGATCGCCGACCGCAGGGCCGAGCCGCCTATCAGAGCGAGGGGACAGATTGCCCGGACCTACAAGTATATGGCCGACGCCTATGCCCCGCGCTACCGCATGAGCCGCCAGCAGACGCAGCTCATGGACGCATGGGACAAGATGTATCCGGTTGATGCGTGGGAATGCACGCGGGCCAGACGTATTGAAAGACTACAAGGTAACGAGAACCCTTTTGTGAAGGAAAGATGTCAAGAAGCAGGACTCTAACTCTTTACATTCATTTATATTCTCCTTCCCATACGTGGATGATTGAGGATGGCGGGGTTGATGCACATGGGCCGCTTGGTATCGAAATCACGCAGCGCCTGTGTTGTGGCGTCCACTTGGTCGTCGTGGGGCGCACCGGGGAACTGTGTCAGTTCCGCGACGTACTCCCGCGCCCACGGGCAATGCTCAGGGTGCGGGAGCAGGACGTTCCCGGCCTCGAAGAACGTGGTCACGGCATGGGCCCGGGCCGTCTTGCTGCCGTCCGGCTCCACGGGGATGATACCAGGCACAGCATGTTTCAGCGCGTCGATAACCGCCGGGCCGTTGGCCTTATCCTCCACCAGCTTACGGGCTGCGCCGGGCCATTTAGCGGCGAGCGCCCGGAACGCGGCGACCGTATCCGTAAATCCCATGCGCCGCCGGACCTGATCGAGGAGGTAGCGGTCGGCCCCCTTGCGGCCCCACACCTGCCCCACAACAAAGTCGGTATCGTCGCCGTCCTTGAACGTCATATCCCACGAGATAAGGAGCTGGTCGAACTGCTCTGGCAGATCTTTGGGGAGCCAGAAGCGCAACCACTCGGATTTGAAAATGGCGCCGCCGTCGGGCGTAGGCCGCTGCTGGTACAGGGCCTCCCAGTCGCGTGTGCCGAGGGCTTTCTTAATGGCAAGGAGCTGGCTCAGCGGGTAACGTTCCGGGTGCAGGGCTTCCCCGGCCTTACGATGTGGCTCGTCCGCCGTGGCGATGGCGGGGAAGTCCACCACACGCCAGTGGTCGCCCTCCCCCCGTGCGGCGGCCTCAAGCAGCCGCCCGGAAAGGTCGGCCATGTGCCAGCGCGTATTGATAATGAGAACCCCCCCGCCGGGCGCGAGGCGCGTGTACAGCGTGGACGTGTACCAGTCCCAGACGTTCTGGCGGATGGTCGGGGAATCGGCGGATGCCCGGTCTTTGAATGGGTCGTCGACGATGACGATATGCCCGCCCATGCCCGTGATGCCGCCGCCCACGCCAGCGGAACGGTAGCATCCAGCGTGCCCCACTACCTCGAATATATCTGAATTGCGGAGGTAGGAACCGTTCCCCACGGTGCGGATGTTCTTGCCGTACAGCGCCGTGCCGGGAAAGAGTTCCCGGTATTCCGGACTGTCGATGACACGCTGGACGTCGCGGTTCATGCGCGAGGACAGGTCGGCGGCGTAGCTCGTTGAAATGACGGATAGATCAGGATAACGGCCCAAGGCGTAAGCCGGGAAACGTCGGGAGGCGAGCTCGCTTTTCCCGTGGCGGGGCGGCATGGTCAGCATGAGGCGCGGGGAACGCCCGGCTACGACATCGGCAAGGAAGGCGTCTAGCTCGGAACAGATTTCCTCATGCACCCATCCCATGCGGTAGCCGGGCATGGTGTAGCGCACGAAGGCCGCGAGACAGCTCCGGGCCAACGCCTTCCGGATATCGGAAAGGATGGCTGGGCTACTCATGATCCGGCGTTTTGAAGGCTTCCTTTGTCAGGCGAAGCAACTCGTCCGGAGAGAGATGCGAGAGATCCACCGGACGCTGAGACAGCGAACCGTCGGATGAAGTATGATCCAACGCAGCTTTGTCCACGATGCCCCACGCCTTGCGCTCTCCCTCCTGCCGGATCTTGATCGTCTCGGCGGTGATCTTGGCGAGCTTGGCCTTGTCGAAGCTGCCTTCGGACAACGCCTCATCCATAATGGACTGATGCCGATCCCACTCCCGCTGGTGGCGGGTGATGACAGCGGCCTTGGCTTCGGCGGCGCGGTCCAAGGCTTCGGCCTTTTTTTGAGGGTTGCAGCCTGCAACCACGCCCGCAACCTTGGCCTCTGCCATGCGGTTCACGGTGCCGGAAATATCCTGCACCCAGCCTTCGGCCCGGATGCGCTTTTGGATGGCCGTCCGGCTCACACCGTACCGCTTGGACAGATCGGACTGGCTCGCCCCTACTTCGTACTCGGCCCGGATGGATTCCCAATCAAATCGTGCCGCCATCGTCGCACCCCCCGTTTGGCCTGCGTTCTTCCTGTTCTCTCAAAAAACTTTCATGCCCTCGTTTCTCCTCTTCCTCGGGCCTCGTACTGTGCGCCAAATCATACTCCCAAGGGGCCCTTTTCCGCTTCAATTGCGGACACCCGTGACCGGTCTGATAGGACACCGGTGGCCGGTCCACTCTTCCAGTACTCTTTCCAGAACCAGCAACCAAAACCGAGGAGCGTCCGGTTGCCACGGAGACGAACACTCCGGAGGATACGAGCGCAGCAATGGCCCTGCGCACTGTTCGCGCAGACACGCCACACTCCTGCGCGACGGTTTCCTGCCGCACGCGGATTTTTCCGGTCCGCTTGTCCATGTGTATGGCGAGCACCATACCTACAAGCTTTTCCGTTGGAGGAAGTTCTGCCTGAAGAAGCTGACGCTGGAGCGCATAGGTGTCCATTCATGCACAGGGCATTCTCAAAACATCCGGCCCACAATGGCACCGATGCAACCGCCAACTCCCGAGAGGGCGGTTATGATGGCGATGGCCGTTGCCCTGCTGCCCTGCCGCTCCCCGCGTTCCCGCGCGCACGTCTCGGCCATAACCGAGATATGATCCTCAAGATCCCGAATGCGTTTTCCATGATCGCGGAGTTGCGTGAGTATCGCGTCGTCAAGCCGCTGGTTGAGCGCTTCGAGCAATGCCTCAATGCGGGAAAGCCGGGATTCATGGTCCAGTGTATGCTCCATCAGCTTCCAGCCTCAACGCCCTTGATCCACAGGAGCAGGTTCCCGGCCTCGCCTGCGGGCAGGTGCACCCACTCGCCGGGCTCGGTGAACGTCTCGCCCCGGTAGGTGTAGGACCACTCACCCGTCACGACGGCCCCCGGCGTCAGCGGAGCCAGGCTTGTCGCGGCGGTCGGTTCCGCCACTGTGCTGCACCCACTCGCCGCCAGCGTCATCACGAACAGCAGCGCGATCAGCCTCGCGGCGTTCGCCGTACCGTTGACGCAGCCACAGCTTAAGGATCCCGGCGAGCGATGAAAGGAACTCAAGGACGGCCCGCACATCACTTCCCCGTCACGGCCTTGACTTCGGCCTTCACGGTTTCGGACTTGCCGTCCGCCACCGCGCCCTTGTTCTGCCCGAAGTGTGCGGCAAGGGCATGGGCCCAGCGGTAGAAGACGGCATAAAGCCCGTTCTTTTCCTTGGGGACGGGCATCCATGCGGTGGCCACGGCGCACAGGCCGCACACGGTCATGACCACGCTCAGGGCGGTCACGAGCCACGCCGCATCGGGATACTGCGCGGAAAGGCTCATCAAGGTCGAAAGGATGAAATCAATCACGGTCGCTTCCATCAGTACTTGCCTCCATGCTGGTAAAAGGCCACGTCGCGCGGCTTGTCGGGGTCGTTGTCCACATGGATCCACGTCGGAGCCAGCTCGACGCGCCGGAACCCGGCCTCAAGCAGGGCTTGCAGCATGGCGAAACGGGAATGGGAATCCACGCAGCGGATATCCACGGCGTAGCCGCGAGTGTGCGCGGAGGTGGGCACGCCGCCGACCGCCTTGTTGTGCTTCGGGCAGCGGTAGGCGGAAGAAAGGGGGAACGGGATACCCGCCAGATCACGGGCCTCATCGAGCATCTGGAGCAGATCGGCGTCCATCTTCTCCATGCCCGCGCCGCACCCGCACTTGCAGCGGAACTCGACCGGGGAGAAGTGACGCAAGGGAAGAACAGCCATAAAAAATATCCTCCTGCGTCCACTCTCGCACAAGAGAATAGGGGGAGGACACCGTGAACAAGATTCTACAACAGCCGATATTGCTGCTGTGGTTCCGGGTTCCCGCAAAGCTGCTTTTTGAGCCGACGGACGTACCTGGTGGTCACGCCAAGGGCTTCGGCGATGGCGTCCGGCTTCTCCCCTGCTTCCAGACGGGACAGGATACGTCCTTTGAACGGTTCACCACGGCGCAGGTTGGGCACGACGATCTGCATCCCCCAAAATTCTGTACAGAGTGCCGCCATACGCTGCCGACCAAGCAACTCCAGAAGAAAACCTGTGGGCTTCCGGGGGATAAAGTATGAACGTCCACCGCACTGTGCGCAGAGGATGACCGCCCCCACGTCACCGATGGCCTCTGACAGTTCGAACTGGCTCACCCACACGTCACTCATGAGCACCAACCTTGTGTTCCCCAAGCCATAGCCGCAGTGCGGTCACAGCTACATCGAGGGCTTCGTCGCGGATACGCTCCGGAGTTTCATGCTCAACGGCGTATACAAGCTCACGGTACTCCTCCCCGATAACGCCGAGCGCATGGTATTTGCCCTCCGCGAAAACAGGGTGCTTCCCGCGTGCTTCCGACAGCCGCTGCATGAGTGCCGCAAGAGCCTGTTCACCAAGTATCGTGATGTCGATGTTATGCACTGGTAGCCTCCTTGTGGGCGTCAAGCTCGTCGGTATAGGCACAGACGCCGTACCCGTGATGAGTTGCCCTGTCGCAGTCGTGGACGGGGTAGGCGTAGCGGATCATGAGGAGGCGGCTAACTCCGGTGTAGGCTGTGATGGCCTTCCAGCCGAGCAGCAATTTCCGTTCATTCATTGCGCTTCCTCCTGTGTGTACACGGCTACCTCCCAATGCGGGACTGCTGCGTAGCATTTCGAGCAACGCAGGGACACCACCTGCCTGTCGTCGCCCCAGAACCCGGTGCGCGACATGGCGTCTTTGAGCTGCTTTGCCATGTTGTCTAAGTCCGGTTTCTTCGTGTGGGCGATTTCGCCGCGCAACATAGCCTCTCGTTGTTTTTTCGGGGTCGATGCGGGAATCGGCATCCCCGCGACAAATTCGAGCACGAGAGGTCCTTCTAGAGGCTTTTTCGGGGCGCGCGCAGAAAGGAGATCGTCAAGCACGGCTTCCGCGCTCTTCTGCCCGGCGGACTTGTAGGCCACGCTGTGCCCGCAGCGGACGGCGTGGCGGACTCGGGCCTGTGCCGTGGGCGTGCAGGACAAGGTGAAGCGTAAGACCGTCATGACGCCGCCTCCCTGTTGTCCGAGGTTCTCGGCTGTTTTAAAATGCGCCACACCTGCCGTTCGGAAAGCCCGTGCAGCGTGGCGAGCCTGGCGACAAGCGCTCTTTCACTCAGCCCCTTGCGAGCCAACTCGTCCCGCTCGGCGTTGATGTCCATGTCCCGTGCGCGGATCTTCGCCCGGCGCAAAGTGGGGATATAGATTCTCGTACCGCCATAGGTGTGCAGAAAGTCGGAAAGGGCATCCTGCCCCAAGAAGGTGCACAATTCCCGAGCTAGCCGCGTCTTCCGGCTTTTGGCGGGAATAATAAGAGTTATACCCGCGAAGCGTTCAATCATGTGCCGGACAAAGGGCTTTCCGAAACGGTCGGACATGTCTTGCAGTGTTTCCGGCAACGATTCTTCCCTGTACGTGCTCATCACACACTCCTTTTCGTCAAACACCCCTGCACACGCTCCGGGGCCGAAGATTTCACAGTACCGTGGGCACATCACAAATCGTTTTCCTGTACCGCAGGACGTCCGGCCCATGCTTCACCCTCGGTAAACTCAGAAAAAGCTTTTTCGAAACGCAAGAACGATGCGCCTGTTCCCGTACTGCGGGATTTCCCGACTATGCATTTCACGTCTGGTCTGGCATTAGCCCTGTCCAGATCGCGGGTGTGCAGCAAAAGGATGATGTCCGCGTCCTGCTCAATCGCTCCAGATTCTCGGAGATCGGAAACACGGGGTTCCCGCTTGCCTTCTTCGCTTGAGCGGTTAAGCTGAGAAAGCAGGAGTACAGGAACTTGCAGATCAAGGGCCATTTGCTTAAAGGAGCGTGACATCTCCGCAACTTCTCGTTCTCTGCTGGTGCTTTTCTCGTCAGGATGCAAAAGCTGGAGATAGTCCACTACGATGAGCCCTAAATCCTTGATGCCCCGCGCCAGCCTGCGGACTTCGCGGGGGCACATGGGCACAGTTGACTTTTCCACGATGGACAAGGGAAGGGCTTCAAGCTGCCCTATGGCGGCGTCAATGGCTCCACGGATCTGCGGCGTGACGCCCATCCCTTCACGGAAAAACCGTCCGTCGATACGCCCTACGCGGGAGATGAGACGATGCCCAAGGCTTTCGTCGCTCATCTCGCATGAGACAAAGAGCACACCCATTCCGCGCCATGCGGCACCCAACGCCACATTTGCGGCTAAAGCCGTCTTTCCAAGTCCGGGACGAGCGGCAAGGACGATCAATTCCCCCGGCATGAATCCCCCACGCAAAACGCTGTTCAAGCTTTTCCACGGAGTCTGAACCTTGCGCAGCGATTGCGGATTATCGAGCTTTGCCCGAATGCGGCCCATGAGGTTCGACATAGTTACGGCTTCCTGAATCCCTCCCGAAGCTTCAACAAGCTTTCGGGCACGGTCAGCGATGTATTCGGAGTCCACGCCGTAAACCGATGCTTCCGCAGCAATTTCGAGCAATCCGGCATGGAGTTCCGCCCGGCGATGTTCATCGGCAAGCTTTCGGGCCAAACTCTCGGCATGGCCTTTCAGCCCCCACGCGGACGTAGAAAGTTCAGCCATGCGCGCCATATCCGGGGCGGGCCAAAGTTCAGGATCTTTCGCCCAACGCGATTGCATCTGCGTTGCCAACGCGGTGAGATTGGGACGTTGACCGGACTGACGGAGCAAATCGAGAGCCACGGCAAGCGGCGCAGCTTCTGGCGTTACAAAACAACCTGCGGGGCAGATATCGAGTACATCCCCAAGCAAATGGGTATCCCGGTTCATGCCCGAGAGAGTCGCGGCAATAACGCTGGACTCAAGCTGTGCACGGGCTTCCGAGGCCATGACGGGCTTTGGCGCGGGAGCGTTCTGCCTGCGGGCCATGATGCCGCGTTCAAGCGTCTGAACTGCCATTTCAAGCCACCTCCCGATTGTCGTACTTGCCTTCAATCACGCCCATAAATCCGCTTGGGGACATGAGCTTGTCGAAATCCACCCGGTACACTGTCCCATCTCGAAAAGCCTTTTTGCCAGTGAGAAAATCAGACCGGGAAGCCCTTGCAAACAGCCGCCGAAAGTAATCCAGCCTTTCGGCGGCGGAGGTGTCCCTGTTCAGCATTCGCAGCCTCTCTCCGGTCTCTGTCCATCTGGCCTTCATTGCCCCCTTGCGCTTTGCGTTCACGATTGCAACTCGGGGATGCTCCGGGAAAGCCTCGTGATACAGGCCGACAATGGCGTCATAGGGGCAGGCTGGCGAGGCATGGTCCTGCCGCTTTTCGCCGGGCTGGGAGGCGTCGGCGGCTTCGGCGTCGACAACTACCCCGTCAGGGGTAGTATCTTCTCTCGGAGAGAGAGAAGAGGGAGTCAGAGAAGAGGGAGTCAGGGGGATTTGACCAGAAATTACGGGAGCACTTCGATCCTTTTCGGGAGCAACACCGTAATTGTCGTGTTTTGGTGATGATTCATGCGCTGCAAAGTCGTCAGGATGTGCGGGAAGTTCGCTACATTTCTCGTTTTTGTGGGGACTTTGGTGTCTCTTGAACTGAGGAATCCAGATAAGGTTCTGCCCATTCACCTCGTAAAAACGAATCAGTCCCGAAGATTCCAGTTCTCCCAGAAGAGAGGCGACGTCTACATTGTCAAAAGGAAAAATTTCGCCTTTGATTTTCTTGGGGCGATTTTCTAGACGGCCTTCCCTATCCGCCATCATCCAGAGGCCGGGGAAAAGAAGACGTGCAGCCGTAGAACAATCGGCAAGCTGATCATTCTTGAAGAAACCGGGCTTTATATCACGCGCTCTCATGGCTTGCCCCCTCCAACTCGACAATTTTGTTATGCTCTATCTTAATTCTAGAGTTGATGTCATCGATATTGGAGATGCTGGCATTTCTCTCAATGAGGTACGTTCTTACACGGCACAATCTGTCTATCTCTCTCAAAGAGTCCATAATCTCATCATTGACTTTCTGCGAAGATTCCATCATAATTCATCCATTGAGTTGGTTTTATGTTTGGCCCGGTGTTCCCGCATCGGGCCTTTTCTTTTGCCTCAAGGCTAGCGCCCATCATCAGGACGAAAAACCTTGCAGGGCAGAGGCGGGGATGTTATCGTTTTCCTGTCCTGCTAAGACAAATACCTTTTTCTGGAGAGCCGGGGATTCCACCCCCCGGCTTTTCGTGTTTCTGAGCATCAGGCGCACCCTCCCAGCCGCTTATTGCCGGAAGGCGTGTTGATCCGTCCCTCCAGCCATGACAGGAAGGATTCGCGCTCATAAGCCACACAACGCCCAAGCCGCACCCCGCCCGGCCCCTTCCCCATGGAGTCGAGAGTACACAACCGCCCGGCAGAGTAGATGCCCTTGAGGGCTTCCGCCGCAACCTGTCGGGAAAAGGTAGGGGGAAGCGCCTGACGCAATGCTTCAATGAAACCTTCATTCATAGAAAAACTCCTTGGTTAAACGTTGAACTACCATATCCGGCCTCTTCTCGCAGTACAGGCGGCAGAAGTTCACGTCTTTGACGAACCCGTTTCGAGACGTCCACGCCGGGACTCCGTACTCTTTCGACCAGTCCGCAAAACACAGGACGCGCCGCCTATCACGGTGAAGCCGACCCAAACGGCACGGGCCTATTATACCCATGCCTGCCCCATAACCTGGTATTCCGGGATACCACCCGTTTCAGATTCGCTGCGGAGCTTTTCCCAACAAGCTGAACACCTGTAGTTGTTTGTGGGCTTCCCGCAGTCATGGCACTTACGCTTGAAAAGTGTTGACTGATTGCTCTGTGGATGAGCTTCAAGCCATTCTTCGCGGCTCACCCCGGCTCTGAAAGCATACCCACAAACTTTGTCGCAAAAAGCTGCATTCCCTTTCGCTGGAAATTCTTTTCCGCAGCACTTGCACTTTTGAGGCCCTCGCGTCTGTGCGGCCTTATCCTTGCACTCTTTTGAGCAGTACTTTGCGGTTTCGGCAAAGTACCGTTTCACTTCAAACATCCGACCGCACTGTTGGCAAATCAGGATCGGCATTTTACTGCCTCGCTTGGTTGTAATCTCGCCTATACCGAGTGTTCGTCTGGTCTATCTCGTCCTTCCATTCTTCCGCAGCCTTGGAGACGATGGACGGATGCGCTTTTTCCTGCATGAGCATGACCATCTTCCCGCAGCATATGGTATCGTCCACGGATTCTCCTTCCCAAGTCGGCTTGTCTGGCTCTGCCCATTCCTTGGGCTTCACGACATAACCGGGCCTGTCCGCCAGCCATTCCAAGGGCGCGATTGAGCCACAGGAGGCCATAATGCCGAGTAGTGCGTCCGCTCCGAGCTTCGCGCCGTCGTCAGCCGGGTTCAGCTCACGCTTGAGAGTCGGATACGGCTTGCCGATCTCGGCGGCGATGGCCTTGATCGGCTTTTTGCCTTCATCGATCATGGCCTCGATAACTTCCGTCAACGTGTTATAATCTTGGGTATTCATCGATCATTTTCCTTGGTGTATACCCATGCTCTAATGGGGGCATGGAATCTTTCGTTCACCTGCTCATCACTCGCCACCGTGCCGTCTGGCGTGTCCGCATCCTGATCCATAGGGATCCCCGGATACGCTGGAGGGCGTACCGCGTCGCGGAGTACCCGACGCCCGAGGCTGTGGCCCGGCGGTGCGCGGCGGGGTTAGTCACGATCAAGCCAGAAAATAAACCCCATGAGGGCGAAGAAGGCCACCTTCGCGGCGATATCAGGCCAGTCCATGACTCACCTCTTCGGGTTCGGTGGGAGTGCTGGGAGCGGCTGGAAATTGCCCCTCGTAAATGAACTCCCATAACTTGAACAAGTTGTCAGAATTAATCCTTGCCCCTGACAAAAAACGCGAAATCGACGCCTGAGAAACTCCAGTCTTTTCTTCGACTTCTATCTGGGTTGCCCGGGTAATCTGCATTCTTTCGCGCAAGTGAGTTCTGAAAAGTTCGGTGTTCATGGCGTAAGTATATACATATACGTATCTATATGCAAGTAAAATTACATTTACGAAAGATGACTTTTTGTCCTCAGTATCGTATGCAGGAACGTATGGAACTAGAAGAAAAACTCATGGCTCGGTTGAGGGACATTTCAGATCAACGCCAGATAGCTGCATTTGCTCAAAAATGTGGCGTCAGTCAGGCGAACTTGTCGCGTGCTTTAGGGGTCAAAGCCCAGCAACTTGGGCTCGATAAGGTATCAAAAATATTGTCAGCTATGGGGGCATTGGTGATTTTCCCGGATGAAGAAAGGTATCCTGTAATGCGTCGTATGGCCTGTCACTCTCCTACTGAAAACGTAACAGGGGACAACTTACATGAGATACCTGTCTTTGAAGAAGCAGGTGCCGGACTACCAGCTGAATTTTTTTCTACCGCTCCAGAAAATATGATCCCTGTTCTCCCTCAGTATAATCTTCCCGATGTTCGTGCCGTTAAAGTTACTGGCGACAGTATGGAACCTACAATCTTAAAAGGGGCTTATGTAGGTGTTATCCCTCTTGACGACGAACTAGAGGACGGCGGCATTTACCTTGTACAGCGTCCCCCATTTGGTTTGGTTGTTAAAAGAGTTATGCAAGATGAGGATGGTAATATTATCCTCCATTCAGACAATCCCAGATGGAAACCACAGAAAGTTTCTAATGAGGGATACGACAACATCATTATTGGGAAAGTCGTTTGGACTTGGCAGCTTGTTTAGTTACCGTGTGGGCGTGGCGTGACGTGAGCTGTAAATGAAAATCCCCGCCGGAGCGGGGAGGAGGGAGATGCAATGGGTCCAGTTGATAAAGTTGCATATGAAGCTTTGAATAATTATTGTATTAAACTAGAAGAACATCTCCAGTCTGATGTTTTTTTGTTTTATGGTGGTATTCACCCTAACCACAGAACATTCTTTACCACTGAATTTGAAAAATTAGCTAGAAAGAAAAAACATAAATCTCTTGCTGTCAATTTAACAACAAATGGCGGCAGTGTAGAAATGGCTGAGATAATGGTTGAGGTGATGCGTAGGTTCTATGATGAAGTATATTTCATTGTACATGAATATGCATACTCAGCGGGTACTATTCTTTGCATGTCTGGCGACAAAATATATATGAATTTTGCCTCATCATTAGGCCCTATAGATCCTCAAGTATTGTCTAATGGACAATGGGTTCCTGCACAAGGGTATTTAGATCAATTTGATGCAATATGTAAAAAATCATTAAATAAAGATTCTAATAACCCCATAAGTCCAGTAGAGTTACAAATGGCTTTAAATTTAAATCTTGCTGATTTAAATTTTTATCAACAAGCACGAAATATAACCGTAACGCTATTAAAAAAATGGCTCGTAAATTATAAATTTAAAGACTGGACAATTCATAGTAAAACAGATACCGAAGTCACACTTAAAGAAAAAGAGCATAGAGCTGAAGAAATAGCTAGAATATTAGGTGATAATGCTCATTGGCATATACATGGAAGACATATAGGAATAAAAACTCTTCAAGACGATCTAAAGCTAAAGATTGAAGATTATTCAGACGACCTTAAATTATATAGATTAGTAAAAGAATATAATAGACTTGCGATTGACTTTTCATCAAAATATAACTATCAATTATTTTTACATACTAGAGAAATGACTAATGGGAGTTTACTCTAATGAAAATCGACAAAAAGCATTATAAAATGTCATTATTACTTAAAAATATAGAAAACAATCCAGCATTGAAACATCATCATGAAATGATGTTAATTTTAAAAAATATGGGCATCAAGACAAACCCTATTCAACAAGTTGATTTTACAAATAAAAATATCACCGAACTATCTAATATGAATATTAATCCATTAGTACCTTAACGGAGCCTCCCTTTGCCCCTCCTCGTGAGGGGCTTTTTTGTGCCCTATGGGGCGTGACCGCCGAGCCTTCGTGGTGTCGGCGGTATTTTTTGATTCAATATATACATATATGAAATTTTTATTGACGTAAAATTCGCATACGTATATATTGTCTTCACAACGAACGGGGAAGGCGAACACGCCAGGCACCTAGCCGGAAAGTAGCCAGAATGCCCCGTGAGAAGGAAGCCGGTTTGGGCGGCATGAAGGCCGTAGCGGATACGGTGGGCGGAGCAAGAGGCCGCCCGGAAAGCTCGAAAGAGGCCCGTGAGACTGGTGATGTGAAGACAGGCCGCAAAGGGACGGCGGGACGGAAAAACGGCTGAAAAGAAGGCCGAAGCGCAAAGCGCACCGAAGCGACGGGGGCCGAGCCGACCAACAGGGCCCACGGTTACGACACAAAGATCGGGCCGTGAAACGTGATGAAATACGAATTTCTACATCCGGGCGGTCAGTTGACTTTCTGACAATTCACCGCCCCGCATGAGAGGCGCAGCGACAATGCGCGTTGCGCCGAACCATGCGTCCGGGTTTCCGCATGGATAAAATTCCACCCCGGCGGGGATTGGCCCCGCCGGGTTTTGACAAAAAAACAGCCTAGGTATCTCATTGCACTAGTCAACAAATTAGGTTATATTTCATTTCTCAATCAAAATATTTTAACAGATTCGAAACAGACCGTTAGGTCGAGTCTGCAAAGGAGGAGGAAAGGGACATGGCACCATATAATAGTCTTGATGTTGCATCCTTCATTGCCCAACTTTGCAGAGAAAAGGGATATTATTACAACAATACAAAAATTCAAAAACTTCTGTATTGTTGCTATGGAAGCGTTCTTGCTTCCCGGAATGAACGTCTTTGTGACGAATATCCTCGTGCCTGGCAGTATGGCCCTGTATATCCTCGTGTGTTCAACTTTATTAGCAAAGGTAAGGGAAGTCTTGAAGATTATTGCCCTAACTTCTCTTGTGATGACGATTTAAAGAACTTTTTGAGCAAGGTCATTGATGTTTTTGGAAAGTATACTGCTGTAGCCTTATCTAATTGGACCCATAAGCCGGGCTCACCTTGGGATACAGTGGTGAACTGTATTGATGGAGAAGGAAAGGGAATGAATAACTTCATTCCAGATGACCTAATTGCACAATACTTCAAGGAACATGTGATCAAGGCTACCGCGAATGGATGACATCCGAGACCCTCTCACAACAGACGAAAATTGTTACGCACAAGAAAAAACCGCTGATAGTTCAGCGGATCCGGATGAGTACGGGAAAAAGCGTCGGTCTATGCACTTCAAAGAAGAAGTGTGGTTTTACTGGGTTCGTGTGGGGTTTTTGATTGTTTCCGCTTTTGGAAGTTTTTCCGTTGTGTTAGTATATATGTGGCATTTGATTGGACCTAGTTCTTGCCGTTGGCTTTGTGAGAACGAACTGACCAAACTCAAAGAATTAGCACTCACCATTATTGTCGGACTCTTAATGAGTGTAACTACCACATATTTCTTTAAGAAAAATGGTAATAGATAACAAGGGCGGTTCTTCGGAGCCGCCTTTTTTCGTGCCTAGCCCCATCGAAAAGCCCGGACATGCTCCGGGCTTTTTCATTGATTCCGGGACTGCGGAACGAATTTCAAAACAGAGGAGAATGTCCATGATGCAGTTCATCGTAATTTCGCATTCGGAAAGCGGCCCATTAGTTGAAGAGTTCGAGACGAAGACGAAGGCGGTAGACTTCGCGGAGACTGTAGCCAGCGAGGGTATGCCCTCGACCATACTCATGAGAATTTCCGAGATTCCCGCAGTCTTGCCAGAACGCGAAGACTTCGGCGTTCTCCCCGGCATCGACTTCCCCGCAACGCTGCACCCCGCTTGGTAAAGCGCCTAGCCCCGCACTTGCCCCGGAATCCGGGGCAGGAAACGGGATTGGGACAAATCGTATTTCAATTATGGAGGACACATGGAAGTTACAGCAATCAGAGATACTGGTTACGGATACCAAGTCTTCATTAAAGCGGCACGGATCAACGGAATCAAGCTGTCTCAACGTACCGGATATAACGTCTATGTCGCTTGCGATATGGGACGCAAAGGCTTTCTCAAGGTAAGTCGATTCGAAATCACTGACGAGACAGAAAAGGCTCAGCTCGTTTCTCGGTCGTGTGCCACTGCATCCGTAGAAGCTGCATGTAAGAAGGCAATTTATGCATACTGCAACGAACATCGCCAACGGGCTACTCCTGTCGCCTAGCCCCGTAGAAGCCCCGAGAAATCGGGGCTTTTTCATCGGGATTGGGACGCCAATCCGAACTTCAACGCAGGAGAGAGGAACCATGAAGCATTTAAACAGGATGACCGCCCGTGAGCTAGAAACGGAACTTTCCCGGCTGGTGCATCTCCGCACCGCGACCTGCCGCATCACTCCAATCTTTGAACCGCAGGGCCTCGGGTTCGTGAACGACATCGATGGCAACGAACTCGCCCATTGTGCTCACGGAAGCATCCGTGACTACATCGTCACGTTCGACCCCGCCACAGTCCGCGGACTTCTCGACGTCGCCATTGACGCCGTATCCGCCAGACTCGACGCGGTTGTCGAAGCCGGACGCAAGAGGGACGCGGCATGAAGTGGATAGAGCAATACCCCGTCGCGTGGCGCGTCGCCCTGATCGTCCTCTGCTTCCTGCTCGTGGGCTATTTCGAATGGGAAGACCAAAAACTCTTCAACAACATGGCACCCCTGAGCGTGGAGGCGGAACGATGAATATCAAGGAACCGATTTTGATTCGTGCTTCCAGCCTCGCCGGGCTGTTTGAATGCCCGGCCCGATGGGAAGCCCAAAACATCCGCGGACTACGGACGCCTTCCAGCGGTTCCGCACGGCTCGGAACCGCCGTCCACACCAGCACGGCGCTGTTTGACACTTCGCGCATGAACGGAACGGGCATCACCCCGGACGAAGCGGCGGGCGCGGCTGTAGACGCCATCCACAAGCCGGATGAAGAAGTCCTTTGGGACGACCTCCAGCCCACGGAAGCCGAGCGTATCGCCCTCTCCCTGCACCGCCTGTACTGCTCCACCATCGCGCCCCGGCAAACCTATGCGGCGGTCGAGGCCACCTGCGAACGGCTGGACATCGCGGATCTTGGCATCGCTCTAACGGGAACCGTGGACCGCGTGAGGCGGACGGAGGACGGCTATGGGATTGCCGACATCAAAACCGGGAAATCCGCCGTCGGCGCGGACGGAACCTGCAAGACACAGGGACATGCCGCCCAACTCGCCGTCTACGAACTGCTGGCCGAGCACAGCACGGACATTTGCATCGAAGCCCCGGCCCAGATCATCGGGCTGCAAGTCGCCAAGACGGAAAGGGGCCAGCGCGTGGCCACAGGGACAATTTCCGGCGGGCGGGATCTCCTCATCGGCGACGAAGAATTTCCCGGTCTTCTCGAAATGGCCGCAACCCTCATCCATAGCGGCAACTTTTACGGCAATCCCCGCTCCAACGGGTGCGGGGAAAAATACTGCCCTATCTTCAACACCTGCAAATGGAGACGATGACCCATGAGCCAGACAACTACTCTAGCCACCCTTCGCCAACCTGAAACCTCTCCTGCCATTGCTGTTGGTTTCGACACGGTTGCAGGCTTTGAAGCCTTGCAGCGGATGGCAAAAATGTTTGCAAAGTCCCCGATTACCCCCGATCAATTCAGAAAACCATACGTAAACGAAAAAGGTCAAGCAAAGGGATGTGGAACTGAAGACGAAGCTGTCGGGAATTGCACCATAGCTATGGATATGGCCATTCGTATGAGAGCCAATCCGCTTATGGTCATGCAAAACATCTACGTAGTCCACGGGCGTCCCGCATGGTCCGCACAATTCCTGATCGCCACCCTCAACCAGTGCGGACGGTTTACGTCCATCCGCTACGAATTTCAGGGCGAAGAAGGCAAGGATGAATGGGGATGCCGCGCCGTGGCTACCGAACTCGCCACAGGGGAAAAGCTGGCTGGACCGCTCATCACTATCGGACTGGCAAAAAAGGAAGGATGGTACGGCAAGAACGGGAGCAAGTGGCAGTCCATGCCGGAACTGATGCTCCGTTACCGGGCGGCGTCGTGGTTCGTCCGGGCCTACGCCCCGGAAATCGCCATGGGCTTGAAGACCGCCGAAGAAGTGCAGGACACGTATGATCTCGAACCCGCCGAAGACGGGACATATCGCGTATCCGTGCAGGAAATGAAGGAAGAAGCGCAGGACAGGGATACCCCGTCCAAGCGTAGCCGCCCCACCAACGCCGAAATGGAAGCCCGACGCAAAGAAGCCGCGGACGCATGGCTGGCCACGGGCAACCCTCTTGAGGACGTCGAAAAACTGGTGAACGCCTACGCCCGCAACTGGACCACAGCGCAGTGCGAAAAGGCCAAGCAACTTGCCGCCGAAGCCATGCGGAACGGTGCGCAACAGGACGTCCCGGAAGTATCCGAGCAGCCGGAAGCGCAGCCCGCCCCCGCCGCCAACATGATCACCTGTCCGAAAACCGAAACGCAGGTCAGCGACTGGACGTGCTCCGACTGCGAACAGCGCGCCGGATGCCCGGCGTGGGCCGAATAACCACCCCGGCCCGGCTCACCACCGGGCCTTTCTTTTACCATAAGGAGAAAGAACCATGAGCAGCCCTCTCGACATGCGAACCATGAACAACGGCGGCGTGGTCGAAGCCGTCAACATCGCGCTTGCCAAGGTCGCGGACAACATCGCGGACGTGAACACACCGCCGGACAAGCCCCGTACCGTCACCCTCAAGATCACATTCAAGCCCGACGAGAGCCGGACGCTGATCGCATCCAAGGCGGTCGTGACGACCAACCTCCAGCCGCAGGAGCCGCAGACCATCCCGGTCGTGCTCGACAAGCTCGACGGCGCGCCCATGCTGTTCGAGTCCTTCACCGACAACCACCCCGACCAGTACCGCTTTGACGGCACCATGCCCTCTGAACTCAGGGGGAACGGCAGCGTGACCGTGAACGTAACCCCGTTCAAGAAGGCTGAGGAACATCCCATCAACCAGTAACCAAAGGAGAATCACATGGAAATCAACCGCCTCGAAGCTGACAGGCACCTCATCGGCGTAGGCCGGGAACTCGAATCCCTTGACGTCAAGGCCAAGGCCGCTCTCCCCGTTCACGTCACGGAAGACGGGCTATGTTTCTACAAGCCTGACCAGAGGGACACTTGGAAACCCCTGTATAAACCGGGACAGGAGACGCTCAGCGTTGGCACCTTGCAGGCCGTGGTGGATTACCTCAACCAGAACCCAGACGGGCTGGACCTCGGAAAGCTCCTTGTCCACGTCTGCGATGTGACGACCGTGAAAGTCATGTCCATCCCCTTTGGGGGCTGGAAGCAGCGCAACACGTACATGCAAGCTGAGGCAGTCGTCCCTGCCCATCGTTTTGGAAGCTGGACCTCGCCTGATGAGTTCGTCCCCTATCTCCAGTCCTGCTTTGTCCCCTCGGACGATCTCGACGCGCTCATCAAGATCAGCGGCAATCTTGTGGACACCTCGGAAGTCCGCGTACAGGACGACGGCGTGTCGCAGGAGGTTTCCATCCGCCAAGGCGCGGCCCGTAAGGCCGAAGTGCCCGTACCGTCCCCTGCGGTTATCTTCCCGTTCAGCACCTTTGCGGAAGTCGCGCAGCCAGCGCACAAGGTCGTGTTCCGGCTCCAGTCCAGCCCGCTGGCCTGCAAACTCATCGAATGCGACGGCGGCGCGTGGAAGCTGGAAGCCATCGCCAATATCCGCACATGGCTGATTGAAAACCTGCCCGAAGGCGTGAAGGTCATCGCGTAGCACCCCACGCCCCGCCCTCCCCCGGCGGGGCTTTTCATACCCCAAACCGTGGGCCGCGCATCCGTCACCACGCGGGATGATATGCCAAGAATCACAAAAAATAGCGTAAACTGGCAGAAACATGCGCCGACAAAGAATTGCGCGAATTGCAAGCATGTCGAGCGCATTGAGAAAAAGGGATACTACGGTACATCGTACTTTGACGGTTCCCGCTGTACGCTCAATGGCTGGAAGACTGGTACTTTGGCAATCTGCGATAAATGGACGGAAAAGGCGGAATGACAAAATGGGAAAGGCGGCTCACGTGGATGTGGGTCGCCTTCTTTCTTTGGCTGATCTGGGCAACTAGCCCCATAAGGGAGTGATACAAATGGGAGGGAGTAACGAGTTCGTTCGTCCGTCCACATCTTCGGCAGGGGCGTGGCTGCATGAACAACGCGCGGTGGGGGGAAGTATTGAGATATCTTTCAGTTTGTTCCGGTATTGAAGCCGCGACAGTGGCGTGGGGGCCGCTCGGATGGAAACCAGTCGCATTTTCAGAGGTCGAACGGTTTCCTTGTGCCGTGCTTGCGCATCACTACCCAGACGTGCCCAATCTCGGTGACATGACAAAAATCGACGGGAGAAAATACCGTGGAACAGTTGACCTTCTGGTCGGGGGGACTCCCTGCCAGGACTTCTCCGTCGCCGGAAAGAGAGCCGGACTTTCCGGAGAGCGCAGTGGACTGGCCCTCGACTTTATCCGCCTGGCTCGTGAAATTACACCGCGCTGGATTTTTTGGGAAAACGTTCCCGGATGCCTGTCAACGAACGGCGGGATCGACTTCGGTTACTTTGCCCAGGCGCTGGCTGAATGCGGGTATCATCTTGCCTACAGAATCCTGGACGCTCAGTTCTTCGGAGTTCCCCAGTGTCGCCGTCGAGTCTTCCTTGTCGGATATTTTGGAGACTGGCGGCCTCCCGTCGCGGTACTTTTTGAGCCCCAAGGCTTGCGCAGGGATACTTCGCAGGGACGGAAAACGCGGCATGTGTTCCCTTGTCTCACGCGAAGAGGGGCGACTGCTTACGATGACCGAACGCCGTATGTACTGGAAAAAACAGGCGTCAGAATAGCCACGCCCAAAGAGTGGGAACGCCTTTTCGGTTTCCCTGACGATTACACGCTTGTCCCCTACAAAGGAAAACCTGCTGCCGACAGTCCGCGCTACAAAGCTCTCGGAAACAGCATGGCCGTTCCCGTTATGTGGTGGATCGGAGAAAGGATACAGAAATGGGAGAACATGTATGCATGCTGACGGATAAGGAAAGGAAGTGGCTGGAGTTTCGGAAGGACGTGTGCTTCCGGTGCAAGAAGCGCAGGCAGACATGTAGCCCTGTGCTTCGTGAGATTTGCCAGAAAGCTAGATACCCCATTCGTGATTTGGCGATGGTGATCCCGCCAGACTACCGCGACGCCGCAGAGTTCGAGGCGAGAGCAAAGATAATTGCACTCCATCTCGACATTGAAGACGTACCATGTGCCCACGGGATGAGAATGGCACATTTGCAAGCTGAGAAGGAGATGGACAATGAGTGACACCTCCCTTGAATCCATCATGAAGTGCTCGAAAGAGGCGATTGCGCGGGCGTATATGTGCAAAATCAGTGCATCGGTTTATACTCGATGCCCGCTACATGGCGAAGAAACAGAAAATTGCCCTATGAAAGAGGTGTGGTGCTCAGACGTTACTCCGCAAGCTTGGGAAGAAGTGTTGAACAACGCGCAGGAGAAGAAAGATGACCGCACAGGAATGGCTTGACGAGCTTGAACGGCTCATGGAAGCCGCACGCGAGGCCGTGGAGGAAGGGAGATGAACAACTTACTTGAAGACCTCAAAGCACGTACCGAAGAACGGGACATGGAAAAAAAGAAAGTTCTTTGGCTTGCACAGCAATGTGCCGCTTCTGGATGGTGTCCTTTTTCAGCGGATAAAGCTAGTTGCGATTATAGAACGACCCAAAATGTTGAAGGAATGTGCCTTTGTATGGACGCCAATAAAACGACCTCATGTTGGGATCAGGCCGCTGAGGAAAAAGCAAAGAGGTGAGTATGCCCGAAGAACTGACGTTGCTACCGTGCCCGGCGTGTGGGGCTTCCGATGTGGTCATGAGAGTAGATACGAGAGCCTACGGATTCTGTCCCGCGTGCGGGATGTGCGGCCCTTGCGCTCCAAAGGTCGACGTGGAATATGCTGTCAAACAATGGAACGCCCTGCCCCGAGCGCTGGAGTGGGCGGATAACCCGCCTCAGGTTCCGGGATGGTATTGGTATAAAACATCTTCACACCTTGGGATTACGAAGTTCCCCGAATTATGCGACAGAACAAGAGAGGGCTGGCAATGGGCAGGCCCCATCCCCGAACCCCGCGAACCGAAGGAATAGCCACATGGAACGGATGTACTACATCGGAGAAGGCCCGGAATGCGTGGAACTCATCGAACTTGCCATCAGCAAAGCGACAAAGTGTCGATATGCTAGAACCCTGCTCATAAACGACTACAGCGCCCACAGCCTGCTCCTCAACGACAAGAAGACCCCTGTGGGCCTCCTTTTCGACAAGCCGTCCGACGAACTCTATCTGCGTGGCGTCCCCGGGAAGATGGCCCCCGGGTACGGATATTTCCCAAACCTTAACACGCGCGAGGGGAGGCAACTTGCTGCCCGGCTGGCTTCCGAAGACGTACAGTTCGACACCAACGTCTTCATGGCCGAAAAGATCGGACTCGGTAAAGAGTATAGCGAAGACAATATCCACTACATGCCAAGGGTATCCATCCGAAGCCTAAAGATATGCTTTAGCGTGCCCATTCCCTTCGACGAAGAATTGCCACAGGTACCCAAGTGGTTGCGCGAAGTAACTTTTTCAGAAATAAAGAAGTTCTGCGAATACTAGTTAATAACGCCGCTGTAGACGTTTGGAACTCTCAAGCCAAGCGCGAACCGAAGTAGCCCCTAAAGGGGCTTTCCTTTTTCTGGAGGAGAACATGCGAAGACCCATCAACCCCGTAATCCCGTACCCGCACGAGGCCATCCAGCACACCCGCTGTGTTCTGGCCTTGTCCATGATCACCGTGGCGCTATCCCTCCTCAAGCTGGAAATGCTGGCGCAGCTTGGCGACCTTGGCAGACAAGTCGAGAAGGTCAACCGCTGGATCGACCGATGCGCGGACGACACGCAGAAGCGCAGGCTCTCCGCAGGCGCGAAACGGGATCTGGATGCCCGGTTCCATATCCTTGCCGGGCACGTAGGGGATATTCAGGCGTCTGCCGCCGATGCTTCCCGCTGGACGCAATGGGGCGCCGGGATGTGGGCCGGGCTGACCTTCCTTGAGGACTGCCGGAACACCTGCCCCGCCTACTTCCGGGGCCTTCATTGGCACAATCTGCTCAAAACGCTGACCACGCTGTGTAATGCGCTCGAAAAGGTCGACCCCCAGATAGCGGAGATCGGGACGCGGGTGTACGAGCGGGCCGCGTAGGGAGGACAAGATGGAAACACTCACCGCCGACGAGATGAGCGAACGGCTCGGCATCAGTCGGGAAACATTCCGTAGAATTTGGAAAATATACCCCCATATCCCTGTAGGACGCGGAAAAACGCTCCGCTCCGTCCGCTTCCTTTGGGATAGCGATACACTCAAAGAGGTTTCTCATGTCCATCAGGAAATACAAGACGAAGAATGGTATGCGATACGCGGCGGAAGTGTTCGAAGGAGGGCAAAGAATCGCGTACCGGGGCGGATTCTTGAGCAAGATGAAGGCGCTCGAATGGGAATCAATCGTCAAGAAATCCGCAACTATGCCCAAACGCTTGGCCTTGTATGAGGTTTCGGCTCTCTATCTTCAAAAACGCGAAGGAAGATGCAAGAAGAACACACTCATCTATAAGAAAAGCGTTCTTCGAAAGCTAAATAAGTTCATCGGACCTAAAGCCGAATTCTCAACTATCACAAAAAACGATCTGGAAGCCTTTCTTGAAGCAGCCAAGGAAGCCGTGAGCGCAAAATCCGCGAACAAGTACCGTATCGAGTTATCAGCGCTTTACTCATGGGCCGCACGAGAGGGGTACGTTCCGGTCAATATTGCGCGCCAGACTGAGCCTTTCGCCACAGTGCAGGCCGTGAAATATATTCCACCGAAAGGTGACGTTGCCAAGCTCATGTCCTGCGCTACAGGGTTCGAGCGGGATTTCCTGCTCTGCCTTCTCCATACGGCGGGGCGCATTTCCGAAATCCGCGAAATGGCGTGGGAAGATGTCGATCTGGAAAACAGGACCGTCCGGCTGTGGACAAGCAAACGCCGGGGCGGGAACCGGGAATCACGCACGATTGCCATGAGCCCTACATTATATAGCGTGCTGTTCCGTCTCTATGCCTTACGCGAAAATGAGCGGTTCGTTTTTGAAGCCCCCGGAACGGGTCTTCCCTATCCGCGCACCACGCCGCGCATCAAGACTGGGGTAGCGATCAATTCGGGACATGCGGGTAATTCGGGAAATGGGTAGATTGGCCTTGCGTCACGGGATGTTATGAAAAATTTTGAGGCGGAAAATTTCGCGCGCGATTCGGAACAGATTGCTCATTTTTGATCGCCAGTGGGGTATTTTTAGCGCGCAATTCGGGATGGAATGATCACAGGATGATCAAAAACGGGCGGTTCCTCATCGGAGCCGCCCGTTTATTGTTTGGTGCCAAAACGTACACCAAAACACATGTATTTTTCGCGGTAAAAACAGGCCGCGATTTTTCGTTTTCTACTTATATTCCCGTCCGCTCCATAAAACGCGGCCTATGACGCGGAATTGCCCCCTATTTTGAATCTATGGTCTTCGTAAGCTGTTTGCTGAAAAATTTCGTTCTTCCCAAGTGCAAGTCTGAAATGAATCCCGAAATCTGATAAGAGTATTAACTATATATAAATCATATAGTTAATTTGAATAAAAATATTTTTCATTCCAAGAAGAACTCGGAAGTGCGGCAGCCAGAAAGGTTGTAGGTTTATCCTCAGAACTTACAACCAAAGCTACAACTGCTTTTTTGTATAAATATTTTTAATTTCCGTATATTAGAAAAATATCTATTTTTGGAACATACAACCGCTTTTGCCTCGCAGGGGGTAAAGGTTAGATTGCCGAGCTTTTACCTTAACCTTTACCCTAGCAAAACAATATATCATATTGTTTTTAATAGTAAAAATGATTTTTACGAAAAAAAGAAGTTTTACCTCACCAACCCTTTTAGCGGCTAAGTGAAGTTTTGCATAACCTTTGCATGAAGCTTTGCTTGTCTATGTTTACTTAACATATTTATATTATTACATATAGTTTCTTTTTGTAAAAATATACTTGGCTCTCTTCTTTCACAGTTTTTCTCGCTACACACTTCCTCAAGTATAAACTTCCCACCCCGAAGTTTATACTTATCTTTATACCAGTAAAAATGATGCAATCATTTGAAATAAATTAATATAAAAATTTTCTTACTCGGAAAAACTTTATACTGGGTTTCTCTTCCCTCATCTCTCTTGAGAGTTCAACTTCGACGCTGGAACTAGAACATTAACTTGAACGCGACTGCTAACACATAACATACTTATATATTTATCTATGTTGTTTTTTTCAAAAAAATGGACTTGAACACGATTCTTTACCCTTTTTAAGGCTTATTCCCCGCTCCCTTTGATGGTATGAGCGACGACACCCCCTGTCACGTTGCCGTTTACCATCACATTTTGCCCTCCACTCCCAGTTCCTCCTGACACCAATACCGCAAGTGCAGCCTTCCTGATGGCAGGGCTTGCCTCTCTATAACACTGAAGTACGACTCGTTCTTCAGGTGCGAGCGGAGAGTTCTCTTCTCTTGTATCTGTAAATAGATATTTTAAATCAAATCCGATAGTTGCAATGGATGCAATGTATTTCGTGTCAGGCTTTCTTTTACCTGTCTCGTAGTTTGATTGTGTGACATATGAAATAGATACAGCCTCTGCAAGTTCTTTTTGTGTGAGTCCTAGCCGTTCACGTTCATTTTTGAGCCGCTGGCCAAAATTATCCATACGTTTAAAAACCTCATTGACTTAATTTAAACAAACGACTAAACTCTTTTTATCAAATAACGACAAAAACGGAAAACAAACGACACCTAAACCCCTACACGGAACCGGAAGGGGGCGCAAGTACGGGAGGATATTATGGCGGAAAAGAAGGCTTCCGGGCGGCTTCGGACGCCGGAAGAGATCAAGAAGGAGCTTGCACGGCGTGGCGAGACTATCGCCGATCTGGCACGGCGACACGGGCTGAACCCCAAGTCCGTCTATGACGTGATGGCGGGACGGATCAAGGGAACCTATGGAGAATCCCATAGGATCGCCGTCCTGCTGAGGCTCAAGGACGGCACTGTCGGGGATGAAAGTTGCGGCGGTAAACGCACAAAAAGAAAGGAGGCAGCGGCATGAGCGAACAATCCCGGTCCTATCGACAAATCCGCAGCGCCGTACTTGCCGAGGTAGCCCACCTTGAATGGGAACAGGCCGTAACGGTGCTGGTTTCCGCAGTCAACGAACGGACGGTGGAGGGAGGATTCCAAGCCAAGGTGGAACTTGTCCCGTTGTGGAGCACCAAGGGGCCGTACTGCTGCATGGACAGTACCTACATCCCGAAGAGGTAGGGCGGTATGAAATTCACCGGACCCGTCTGTAGCTTCTGTGACGTCAAGGAAGAGGAAGAGAGTTGTAAAGCTCTTATCGAGAACAAAGACTGCACAAGGTACATCTGCGACCAGTGCATCAAAGGAGTCACAGCCCTTTTAAAGGCCAATCCCGGAAGAAAGCATCTTCGGTATTTGCCGAAGAGGAACAAAAAGTAAGGAGAAGTAACATGACTCAACAGTACAAGTCCAATCTGTCCGACAAGTTGCGGAACATTGTTTGTGTCCTGCGGAATGGCGGGATGCCTAAGGATCACATGGTTCTCCTGTTGGCACGGCTTAACAGGCTTCCCGTTTCGGCGATCCGCCGCGCTCTCGACGAGTGGAAGACGGGGAGGCAACGGGTAAGGGAAATCAACCGCCTTCTGTTCCCCGATGAACCGATCCATTTCTTCGACTAGCGGTGCAACATCAATCAATGAAAGGAGAAACGGCATGCCCCCCTCTATCGAACGAATCCCCATCACCTGTACCATCTTTCATAGAAACGCGTGGACCCTCTATCTGGAGCAGGATCGCGAAGATTTCTGGATGAACCTTGGTCCTGTCTGGGGACGCTTCACCAACTGGGACCGTCTGCGTGGGCTGAAAACCAACCCTAAAGCTCTGCTCTTCGTGCTGGTTGGGGTACTTCCGAAAGATTCGGAAACGCCCGCTCCGATCGTTGAAGGGGCAAACGTCCTGTGGCGGCAAAAGGAAGCCTTTGAAGTTGCGGAACGTAGAGCCGCTTATGAGCGGGGCTTTGCAGAAGGTATCTGAGCATTTCCGCCTCCTCGGCATTCCCGGACGGTCCGGGAGTTAGATGGTTGATTCTGATGTGCCCAATCTAACCGAGAAGGCGGAACCTTACAAACCGGGGCCGCAGAGCGCCCAGAGCGCCACGGTCACCCTACCGCGCCCGTGTAGGCCGCCTGCTACGCCATGCGGCGGGCGGCGAAACCTGCACAACGGCGAATACCGCGAGCCTCCACGCGGGACGCTCCCCGGAGCGGCATAATCCGGGACATATTTATGAGGTGAGGATATGAGCGAGATCAAGGAAGCATACACGACACGCGAACTTGCCGAGTTTAAGGGCATAGCGCCTAAGAACTTGCTTAGCCGTGCAAAGCGTGAAAACTGGCCTTCCCGCCCTCGCTCCGGTCAAGGCGGTGGCTTCGAATATCCCACCATCACGCTCCCCACCGACGTACGCGAAGCGATCGCGTTGGCCGTCTCCGCCGAGGAACGGGAAAGTCTCCCGGTCGCCCTTGAACCCGCCACGCCCGCCGTCCCTCAAGACCCCGTCGTTTCCCTCGCGCATCTTTCTTCCCGTGAACGGGATGTCGTGTTGTCACGCAAGGTGTTTATTGACGCCGTATACAATTTTGAAATGGCAGGACATACGCGCCGGACGGCAATCATCACTCTGGCTGAAGGATACAAAAACGGCACATTGCCGCAAAACCTCATGGATGCGGCCTATGTCGCCAACGCCCGTCGCAACTCTTCACGCGGGATCTCCATTACCAGACTTTATGATTGGTGTTCGACATATGAAACAAAGGGCATCCTTGGTTTGGTTCCCATCAATCCGCAAAAGGATATGACGCCTCCCGCATGGCTCCATGTCTTTCTGCAACTCTGGCAAAAGCCTCAAAAGCCCTCAGTACAACAGTCATACAATGAATTTGTGACACTGATCAAATGGGTTGGTGCTGGTATGCCCGAAGGTACTGTACTGCTTTCGGCTCTTCCCGGCAAAGAAATAGCTAGAAAGCCTCACAATAGCGGCATCCTGAAAGAGTTAGCCGAACACCCGGAAAACGTCCCGTCCGTTCATGCCGTGCGGCGCTGGCTGGACAAGATACCGGAAAAGGAACGGATGCACGGGCGCACCACGGGCAACGCCTTTCGGAAGTTCTGCGCGTACAAGCGCCGCTCGACGGAAAACATGCTCCCGGTGGAGGGCTTCACGGGCGACGGCACCACGCTCGACGCCATGTTCTATCACCCCTACCAGAAACGGGCATTCAAACCGGAAATCACGCTCATTCTGGATATTGCCACACGCAAATGCGTCGGCTCTTCCGTGGATACGTCAGAAAACGGCCTCACCGTACTGGACGCACTCCGGGCGGCTTGCGTGAGCTACGGCATTCCGCAGTTTTTCTATACCGACAACGGGCCGGGCTACAAAAACGCCATGCTCACCAGAGAAGGCACGGGTATTTTGACGCAGCTCGGCATTGTCGCCAAGCATTCGATCCCGTCCATTCCTCAGGGCAAAGGGCTTATGGAAATAGCGGTCAAAACCATCTGTACCCCTCTCTCCAAGCGTTTTGATTCCTGCACGCACCACGACATGGACTCGGACGCGGCTCGAAAGTTCTATCTGCTTACCCGCAAGGAAATCGAAAAGACCGCAAAATCCGATAAGTTGCCTACGCTTGATCAGCTTCTCGCGGCGCTCCAGTACCGCATTGAGGAGTACAACGCCACGCCGCACACGTCTCTCCCGAAGTTTACGGATGCCAACGGCAAGCGGCGAAACTACTCGCCCAATGAATATTGGGAAATGAAACTCGCCGAAAATCCCGATTATGAAATTTTGGCGGTGCCTTCAACGGTTCGGGACGAACTGTTCATGCCCACCAAGGAATGCCCGGTCAAAAACTGCCGGTTCAAGCTCGCCGGGCGCGAATATTACGCCAAGGAGCTTGATCTGTTCCACGGTGAAAAGGTCAACGTCCGTTATGACATGCGCGATCCCA